GGTGGGATAGTGAACCAAACCAGTACGGTGGTGCCACTAAGTCTGAGAGTGAAGAATACGGTCCTCAATACTATTCTCAACGTGGTGAAGATTGTCCCCCTCGTTTAGATTCTAGCATCTTTGATTACCTAGAGAAAAATAATAACGAAGAATTCGCATATGTTTGGACTGTGAATAACGAATGGGTTTGCTATGATATGAACTCATTTAACGAGAAAGATCCCGAGAAAGTGTTAATCGAGGCATGACAGTCAACTAGGTGGCACAAGGGGGATAGATTTCCCCCTCTGGTGTCCTATAGTAAGCACATCAGACAAAAACACTCATGAGCATCATTCAAGACTCAAACCGAATTATCAACGGCACGACCACTAAAGTCTTGACGGTTGATGGTTGGGACCGTTGCCAGATTAACTCTAGAATCCAAGATCTTGTTGCTCAACGTAACAAGATTCAGGATAAGATTGATGACTTTATGTTGATGCGAGATATGATGGATCACGAGATAGAAATGCGAGGAGAAGAATGGAAAGAACGTGGTGAGAGTGCTCAAAACTTATTCGATGAAATGTTCGGAGGTTGATGACACAAACTCAATGGGATGATCTTTACACTTCTCTCTATGAAGTGTATGTCAAATCAATACTCAGAGATGAGTATGTTCGTTCAACTTTAGGTGACGCACTTGATCACCTAAGACTTATCAATCCACGCAATGTACGTTCTAAAACTTGTTGACGATCGGGGTACAATTATGGAGGAGTTTACTCACTCCTTCGCCGATGGAGTAACCCGAGGCACAGAAATTGCCAATCTTCATCAACATCGGGTTTTCATTGTTCCCTGTGGTCATGATCACCCAATTCAAGAGATTTTCCCCATTCATCGAATCCTACCCAACCAACGCAAATGAACACTAACCGCTCCGAACTTCAAGCAGAACTCATCAATGCCATAATTGATGGGATGGATCTCAAAACTATGTGGTCAGTTCTTGATGATTACATGCATGAGAGTTATGATAAGTATTCCGATGATGAATTGATGGAAGAAGTTAAAGAGTATTATCCTGAACTTTTGGAGGCAAACTAATGCGAATTCTCTTCACGGTTATGATCATCATGTTGGCAAGTAATCTCATGATTGAGTTACTTGATTCTAATATGTTTGAGGTATTGCAACAACGTAAACAGACGATTGAGAAATTGACCACTCCTTAACTGCCACTTAACCTGGGTGTGCAATAGTAGGAGCATGAACAAAACAAAAACGATTCTCTCCAATCCCCAAACCCTGCAGGACCTGCAAGATTTCCTGTTCGATACCATGGCACCCGCTGATCTGGCGGTGGACTGGTTTTGCGAGCAGTTCGAGTGCTCTGCCACTGACGAGGTGATCGATTTCGTGGTTGATGCTCACTTTGCATTCTTCGGGGAGTGACAGTCGGCGTAGTGGCACAATTTTTTGGCACTGCCGTCCAGATACCCTATATTAAGGACATCGGGGGAGGGAAACCAACCCCACCAACCCAACCCATTCTCTTCTTCATTATGCGCAAGATCGAACAGCAAATGTGTCAAGCAGTCCAGTCCAACATTAACTGGCAATCTGCTAACACTTCTGTTCACTTTGACCCCGAGACTGGTGTTTCTGTGGTACGTCTTCACGGTAACAAGATTGCCGAGATTTCTGACAACGACATGACCATTTTTGATGGTGGTTGGCAGACAGTAACTACCAAGAGCAGACTAAATGCTTTGTGCGATTATTTCTGCATCTCGGGTGAAGGTGTGTTTCAGAAGAATTACAAGTGGTTTGTGAGAAAGTGCATCGCACAATCTTCCATCACTGGTAAAGTCTTCAACGTCGAAGATTTCGAAAATGGTTTCATCTTTTCATGAGGGGATTAACCCCCTCTTTTTTATTCCATGAAATACAAAACATTCATCAAGATGTTATCATCTCATGGCATTGAATTAGTAAGAACTGGGGGGAAGCACCATGTTTACAAACACCCAAATGTGTGCCATAATCTAGTTGTTCCCAAACAACACAAGGATGTATCTCCAGGCATCCAATTTCTCACCCAAAAGTACATCAACTCAATCACACAGTTATGAACAACAAGCAACGTCAATCCTGCGTCGATAATATGTCTGAATCACTGTTTGATCTTGTTACTGCACATGTAAAGTTGAACAATCCTGATGATGCTTTTGCCGTCATGAATGAATGGATTGTTGATGGTAAAGATCCAGAAGATGGTGAATATGAGTTTCTCTTTATTCCTGATCTTACCACTACTAACTAAACACTGAAATCACCCTATTTTCCCTAAATAATGAAAAGTTCTCTCACTGTCGAAAGTTTGTCTAAAGGGTTGCATTTCCACTCTGGTTATGTTGCTGAATTAGAGGTAGAGTTTGCATCAACAAAGTATGATGATATTTCTGCCTTTCTTGATAAATATGAAACGGTAGAGTTAGTGTCAGCTTGGACTGATACTTTCATGGTTAAAGTGTATGGATCTGGTGAGAAGGAAGTAAAGCATTTGTGTGCTATAATTGATGAGGAGTATAACGTTCTGTCTACTCAGTTAGTATCACTTTCGGAGGTTTAGGTTGATGACTATTACAACGACAACATCACAAGACTTCGTTGATTCCATCATGGATGAGATACCTGAACACTTGTGGGATAAGTTGGATGCAGAGGATATTATCTGGGATGAGGATATTCCTTCCCCTAAGTATCATGTACTGTCTGAGTGGTAAGGGTATATAAACGAGGGTTTTTTCGCATAAAATTAACATAAACTAAACATAGAGTTTTCCACAGGTTTTGGCATATCTGTGGAAAACTTTGTTATTTTTGCGCATCGCAGTTGTAGACAGTGATGTCTCCTAATTTGTGCTCTTGAAAATCACTTATAGATAGTAGGTTTAGGTGTTATTTTGCACAGTTAAAAAAGGGTGAATTAAATATACTTTAATGTGCGGTGTTGATGTAAGTTAAGTGAGCATATCATGAAGAGAGAGTGTTGTCAACCCCCAGGACTCAAAATATCACAGAACCCTTACAATTGGCAGTGTCAGTGATAAATATGGTATAATACCACAGTGTCAGTCAGGGGTCTCAATCATGGGTGAGGATTATACTTATGACGACTATGAGAGTATATGCGAACTCTATGATATGGGGGAGGTTTATGACACAAACTATGCAGATGATGACTATGATCAAGTAGGACATTATGAGCAGTTGGCTGACAGGTACTGTGCATGACTATGTGTTAGTTTTCCACAGGTTTTTCCACAGGTAATGTGTTGACAACTGGCAGTCCTTATGTTATAATGAGGGAGTGAATCCTTCGGCAGTCAGTGTTAGTGTGCTGGCAGTTATATCCCCCCTTCGTTGATGCCTTCGGTGCCTGCGATGGGGGTTTATAATTTAAAGGGTCCCTCTAAGCTATAAACGACCCAGATCGAGTTCGTTATAACGATTCCGGTCGATTTCAAAATTTTTTTCCCATATATAAAAACGGTATAGGGTTTATTGGGTATGGATAAAAATTTCGGACATGAGACAACGACCGTAGAGATCGACCCGGTAACTGGTGAGCCTATCATTACGATCCCCGATTGGATGTGTATGGATATGGGATGGGAAGAAGGAGATAAGTTAGAGTGGATTATAGATGAAGAAGACGGTTGTTTAATTCTGAGGAAGGCATGAAACTAGAAAAGGATCATACGTCTGGTCAACTATTCAAGACCATCGAAGGTAATCTGTGGGTAACAGGTAAGATATCTGATGTGTATTCGAAGGAAGAAGTGGACGCAAAGTTCACTCCGAACGCACCAGAGTCCAATGTGACCGTCAGTACAGCTTCGACACCATCGAGTAATAATGTAGGAAAGGATGGAGATCTCTGGTATTACTGTGAGGAATAATAATGTCTGAAGGTTGTGATCTCTATGTGAAGGACGAAGGATCTTGGAGAAAGGTTATATCACCATATATCAAGAAGGATGGTGTATGGTTAGAGATTGATGAGTTATACAGTAAGGCAAATGGTAATTGGGATTTATTATTTGTTTCTGGTGGAGCAGGCTGGCGGATGCTGTTCGGTGCCGGAACGGCAGGAGCAGATAGAGTCTATACCTCTCAGAGAAAAGGGACACCTTTGAATTTACTGTCAGATGGCAACCTAGTCAGTGCGGTTAATAGTCTACCTCAGGGTAGTAGTTTTCGGCTCTGCACGTTGTTTAGGATTACTCCTGACGGGGAAGTTGTATGGCAGAGGACGGCTGATCCGACCGGCACAACCTCGTATCTCGATAAAACCACCGAAACGGTGCTCGTAGATAGTAATGATAACATTTACCAGTTAGGTGATGCACTCATTCCTAATGGTAATAATAGCAATCATAATACCTGGGTACAGAGTGTAGATCAGGATGGTGTTTATCGATTTGATAGCACTGAGTCAATGTCTCTGTATGGTGGCATGACTAATGGTTTTGGTGGGGGACAAAGTTTCCATGGTGGAATGATTACCGATGCCGTTTTTATTGATACCAATGAAACTCTTTTACAGATAGAAGGAGCGAATGCATATTCATTTGGTTATCCTACTCAACAGTTCATGACTGCATGTTCTACCGTATCGGCACAGACCGGAGTTACTACCAGTTCCAGGTTCATGGGTAGTAGTGGTGGCACCGGTAATGCCAATGGACATAATTATGGCATCAAGATTTGCAAGTTAGGTGATTGGGTATATGTCCATACCGATAATGGAGCGGGACATAAGTGTTCATCACCCAATGCACCATGTTATAACATCGTTGCAATCTATCGTCGATCGACTAATGGAGAAACCATTGGTCCCGGTGGTTTTGGGATTGCAATGCAGAATGGAGCAGGACCTTATACCGCATTTCCATTTCCATGGTATTTTCCTGGATTTGTATTCACTAATGGTGATGAGACCGATCCTTATCCAATCATGTCAATTGCAGCTACGACCGGTAATGATACCACAACTCCTTTACCTAGAAGTAGACAATACTTCTGGTGGTGGGATGCCGCTTTAACTAACATTGGACGTGGGTTCTATGTAACTTCTGCCGACTTTAATTTCTATTCTGGTAATCCTTCTTCTGTAGTATGGGATGGTGATCATGTCTATGTTGTTTGTGGTCATAATGAGTCAAGATGCACCATTGTCAAATTCCATGCAACAACAGGACAATTACTTAATGAGAATATTCTAACGGTCGTTAATGGAAATGATAGGATAGCAACTTCTACAGACGGTCAAATTTCAATGATAGTAGGTGATGAATTCATTTACCTACAGTCCGAAACCGATCGTACAGATCAGACTGGTGTATCACATGAGAATCAAGTGGTATTATTCAAGTTTCCCAAAGATATGGATAAGGGACATGGAATTTATGGTGAGTACCAATATGTTCCAAGATCACAACTAAGTGGTAATCCCACTCAGGTTGTTTCTACTAATATAAATCCATTATCGGGTTCTAATGTAAATTGGGGTGGACCTGGTGGCAGTTACTACTGGCCAATACCAACAACAATGACTAATGCATCGCAGGTTGAAAATACAACTCCCACTGTGGGGATTGTCACCCACAGTCTTGAAAAACAAACAAAATTATAGGAGGTACAATGGAAGACTATTCTATGCAATGTTTGGATATTGCGCAGGAAGAATGTATGGCAGAAGGAATTTTTATTGGATATGTTCCATTTGAATTTCTAGAAAGTGTATTTGCACAATTAAATGAGAATAACATCCCAGGATGTGCTAATATGATTGTAGAAGAGGCAAGACGATTAAATGGAAATCTCTAATTTTGATGCCATTCCACTATTTCCTACGAATGTATTCATCTGCGAAATTAGTGATGACCTATGCAAGCAACTTGATGTAAATGTTCCTTGGATTGATGAAAACTCATGTCCCGATAACTTTCTAGAGAAAGATCGTGTGGGTGACTACATGGAGTATGTGTCTAAGTCATATGCATCTGTGAATCATCGTATATTAGAACATTATCCAGATTTAAAAAACGAAATTGAATGTAGGTTTTCAGAAATTACACATTCGTACTTTAGGTATGATAATGAGTTTTTTATTACCACATCATGGTTGACTAAGATTGCACCAGGTGGTTTCTCTGAGAGACACTATCATAAAAATAGTTTTTACAGTGGTGTTTTGTACTTTCATGAGTATGATGATAAGGACGAAGGTAATCTTGGATTCTTCACACCCGTAGATACAATGCACTCATTCTTCATCAACCCATATGTTGTTGATAATGAATATACGGCAGGTTCTCATTGGTTCAAACCAAAGCATGGATACATGATTTTCTTCCCAAGTTATTTGCAACATAGAGTATCGGTATACAAGGGTAAAACGAATAGATACTCAATGGCATTCAATATTATGCCAAAAGGTAGATTCGGTATCGTAGACTCTGCTTATGATACCAGTTGGGTTTGACAACCACTATATAATTTGTTAGAATACTGAAGTAACTTTTGTAGATTATGGCTAAAGGATTCACAGTTAAAGCAAAAGCACCCACAACACAAAATGCACCTACTCAAGGTGAATGGGATTACGAAAAAGCAAAAGAAATGGTACGTGGTAAGAGTATCGTTTTCTGCCTTCCCGGACGTGGTTGCTCATTTGCCTTTTTGAAGAGTTTCACACAACTTTGCTTTGATTTGGTTGGTGTTGGTGCTCAGATTCAAATTTCTCAAGACTATAGTTCCATGGTGAACTTTGCACGATGCAAGTGTCTCGGTGCAAACGTTCTGCGTGGACCCAATCAACTTCCGTGGGATGGTAAACTTCCCTACGATTATCAACTCTGGATTGACTCGGATATTGTGTTCAATACTGAGAAGTTCTGGCAATTGGTTCTCATGGAGAAGGACATTGCCGCAGGTTGGTATCTTACTGAAGATGGTCACACTTCCTCTGTTGCTCACTGGCTGGAAGAAGATGACTTCAAGAACAATGGTGGTGTCATGAACCACGAAACTAATGAAACGATGTCTAAGCGTCGTAAGCCTTTCACCGTTGATTATACTGGTTTTGGTTGGGTTCTGATCAAGAAGGGTGTATTCGAGAACGAGAAGATGGAGTATCCTTGGTTCGCACCTAAGATGCAACGTTTCAACTCTGGTGAAGTGCAAGATATGTGTGGAGAAGACGTTTCGTTCTGTCTCGATGCTATCGAAGCAGGTTATGAAATCTGGTGTGATCCCCGTATTCGTGTTGGTCACGAAAAGACGAGGGTCATCTGATGACAAATCAACGACAGGTGGTGTATAATATCATGTGTCGAGGAGAAGTAATCCATAAGGAAATTTCCGAGGATTACTTCTTTGATTTTATGGAGGATATGGCTCTGTCTTTCTATCACTGTGGACACCCACATCCCGACGACATTACTTATGAAACTATTGAGGTAAATCAAGAAAATGGCAGTTCGGTCTAAAGTTGGCATCTCTGGTCTTAATTTCATGCCAGGGAATCCCAAGTGTACCCGTCAAGGCAATTCCAAAAACACAAAGTATGCTGCAACTTCCCGTAATGTAGCAAAGAAGAAGTATCGAGGACAGGGTAAATAAAAATGTATTGTCATACAGTTGCTCAGGAATGGAATAGAATACTCCCTGAGCATCTGTGGATATACAATAAGTTGTTTCTAAGCCAGCGTTTAGGTTATACTTGTGGTCCTGCAGGACTAGAAGTTCCTAAACCTGGTTTTTATATTGTGCGTCCATGCATGAACCTAATGGGTATGGGACGATATTCACGCATTGAATGGATTGAAGATAATACTGAACACTTTCATCCTGCTGAGTTTTGGTGTGAAGTCTTTGAAGGTGATCATATTTCGGTAGATTATGAGTATCATGAGGATAGAACAGGGTGCTATCCAGAGTATGCAATGGATCACTCTGTAGATTATCATGTAAAACGACAAAGACTTACCGTACAAGGGTTTAGAGATACTGAAGATTTGTATAGATTCAGTAGATGGGAGAAAGTTGATGTGCAAATGCCGTATCCTAATATACTAACTACCATTGGAATGTATCGTTATGGGTGGATTAACTGCGAATTTATTGGTGGTAAACTGATAGAAGTGCAGTTTAGAAGAAATCCTGACTTTGCATATAACAATACCGTGTGTATTCCCGTATGGAATGATGAAGAAGTAGTTGAAAAGGATGGATATACCTTTATTGAAGAGCAAGATTATTTGAGGAAAGGATTTTATGTGGACAGACAGACCTGAAAGTATCCAATTTATTGAAAAGGATTCTAGAAAATACGTATTTGGTGGTATGGAGCCGCATGCTACCAACATTTTAAGAGTAATCAGTGATCTTGAGAGTGCATATCAGATACTAAAGTATTGTGGTTTCAAAGAAGATATGGAAACTCTAGAAGAAATTAAGGGTAGATACTATAAATTGTATTTTAAGAAGGTTAAAGAGGAAAAACTAAATAATGAAAAGGGATAGCAACCCCTCTAAAAGTTCTGAAACGAACTCTAGAGGGGATTCTTAATGGCAACTCAACCACATCCAGATAGAGATGCAGATTATATGGAAGCAATGTGGGGTACTAGAGGATTAATTACCGATTATTGGACTAAACCAATGAAAAAACCAGAAGAACAAATGCTTAGAGAAGTCGTTGGTGATCATGTAAATGACATCAAACGTCAAAATATGCTTGCTGAAGAGATTCGCAATGATGATGACTATGATGATTGGGAATATGGTACTGAGCCAACTTACTGTAATGGGTAATAAATAGGTTCATAATCTAAAATTATGCCTATTCATGGCTTCGACAAGGGTTTCTAGAGCATTTAAAGACATTTCACTGTCATTTAAACCTCACCCAGTAACAAAAGACCTCCCAGTATTGGTAAACGAACGTGCAATTGCTCGATCAGTAAGGAATCTGGTCGAGACAATTCCTACTGAGAGGTTTTTTAACCCTGATTTGGGGTCTAATGTAAGGAGTTCTTTGTTTGAGTTCGTAGATTATGGAACTGCATCCATAATTACAGACCAAATTACTGAAACTATCCTCAATTATGAGCCAAGAGCGGCAAATTTGAACGTTTCAGTCGAACCAAGACCCGATGATAACAGTTTTGAGGTAACTGTAGCATTCGATATTGTTGGACAAGACCTTCCACCCCAAAATATCTCTTTTTTACTTGAGGTAACGAGATAAAATGCCATTAACTAAGTTTACAGATCTAGATTTTGATCAAATAAAGACGCAAATTAAGTCTTATTTGCGTTCAAACTCCAATTTTACGGATTTTGACTTTGAAGGATCAAATTTTTCCGTTTTAATTGACACGCTTGCGTATAATACGTACATTACTGCGTTCAATTCTAACATGGTTGTCAATGAATCGTTCATCGATTCGGCAACTGTGCGTGAAAACGTAGTTTCTTTGGCAAGAAACATTGGTTATGTCCCTAGATCCAGAAAATCTGCGACGGCGCAGGTGAGTTTCAACATTGAATTCACTGGAACTAGTCCATCGACCACTTTAAAGAAGGGTTTGGTCTGTGTTGGTGCTCAAGATAACACATCTGTTGTATTTTCCATTCCTGAGGACATCACAACAACCACAGTATTGACTGGTGCTGCAACCAACGGAAATGGACCTAGAAGGTCTACGTTTAACAATATCGATATCTACCAAGGAACACTCCTTACAAAGGCATTCACGGTCAACCAATCGGAGGATCAGAGGTTTATCCTTGATAACCCTGGAATTGACACAAGTACGATCAGAGTTACTGTAAAAGGACCTCAAGAAACTACAGGAAGAGAATATAGACAAGTAGAGAACATTATTGATATTTCTTCCATTTCAGAAATCTACTTATTGCAAGAGATTGCGGATGAAAGATACGAATTGCTGTTTGGTGACGGAATTTTCGGTAAAAAATTAGAAAATGGAGCAGTAATCGAAGTATCTTACATCATTAGTGATGGAACAACCGGAAATGGTGCCGCAAACTTCTCATTTGTAGGAACTGTAGAGAATAGTTTGATGGTTTCTTTCTTACCATCGAATACAGTTACCGTAACTACTAATCAAAGTGCCATTAACGGTGCTGATATTGAACCAGTTGAGTCTATCAAGTATTTTGCACCTAGATTATACTCTTCTCAGTATAGAGCAGTCACTGCAAGAGATTATGAGGCAATCGTGCAGAGAGTGTATCCAGATACTGAGTCTGTTTCTGTTGTAGGTGGTGAAGAACTGGATCCACCAGAATTTGGAACAGTCGTTTTGAGCATTAAACCAAAAAATGGCACATTTTTGTCGGATTTCACCAAAAGTGAGATTTTACAAGATTTGAAGAAGTATACTGTTGCAGGTGTAAACCAAAGAATCGAAGATTTGAAGCTTTTGTACGTAGAATTGGATTCTACAGTATTCTACGACACAAGTAAGGTTACTGATGCTAATCAACTTAAGACTGATGTTGTTTCTAGTCTGAATAGTTACTCAGATTCGGTTGATTTGAATGCTTTTGGTGGTAGATTCAAATATAGCAGAGCAATCAAGGTTATTGACGATACGAATTATGCAATTACGTCAAATATCACAAATATCATTATTAGACGCAATTTGAGAGCACTGATTAACCAGTATACTCAATATGAGATTTGCTATGGCAACCAATTCCACGTTGTATCTGAAGGATTCAATATTAAGAGCACAGGATTTACTGTAGAGGGATCCTCTGAAGTAGTATTCTTCACAGACGTGCCTAATACCGGTTATAAGACGGGTGTAATCTCTGTTGTTAAGGAATCTGAGTCTGGACCCGTTGTTGTCGTTCCTAATGCCGGTACAGTGGACTACATGAAGGGTGAAATTATTATTAATGCCATCAATATTACATCTACTGTTAAAAATGACGATATTATTGAAATTCAGGCAGTTCCAGAGTCCAATGATGTGATTGGTCTGAAAGACCTGTATTTGCAACTAGATATCTCGAATAGCACCATAAATATGGCAAGGGACACCATTGCATCAGGTGAACAAATTTCAGGAGTTGGTTTCCCAGTAGCATCCAGTTATACTAACGGACAATTAAGTAGACAATGATAAACACGAATTCCGTATTCGAATCTAGAGTTAAAATTCAGCAAGTTGTAGACAGTCAACTGCCTGAGTTTATCAAAGATGAGAATCCACTTGTAGTGGATTTTCTGAGATCGTACTATACGTCTCAAGAGTATGCTGGTGGTCCTGTAGATATTGCTGAGAACTTAGATAAGTATCTAAAACTTGATAAATTGACTCCCGAGATCATTGTCGGGATGTCTACGGTATCTTCTGCTGTTAATAGCACAGATACGGAGATTTTTGTAACTAATACGAAAGGATTCCCTGAAGAATACGGACTTTTCCGTTTAAATGATGAAATTATCACATATACTGGAGTAACAACGAATTCTTTCACGGGATGTGTCCGTGGATTCTCCGGTATTACATCTTATCATGCTCCAAACCAACCAGAGGAGTTAGTATTCTCCACAAGTGTTGCGGCTGACCATTCTAACGGCACTGCAGTACAAAATCTCAGTGCTCTGTTCCTGAAAGAGTTTTATAACAAATTAAAAGGACTTTATACACCCGGATTAGAGAATGTAGCATTTGCTCCTGATCTGAGTGTCAATAATTTCATTAAAGAGTCTAGAAGTTTATATCAGAGCAAAGGCACGGAAGAATCGATCAAGATTCTGCTCAAAGTTCTGTTTGGTGTAGATTCCAAGGTCATTGATCTGGAACAATTCCTTTCGAGACCTTCTTCTGCCGAATTTATTCGCAGAAAGGTAGTTGTTGCCAAACTAATCAGCGGAAATCCAAAACTGATCTCCGGTGCTACTCTTTTCCAAGATGCACAAACCAATATCGGTATTGGTGCTGCTAGTGGACCCATCTCGGAAGTAGAAATCTTTACTAGAGGCACCACAGATGATATTGGCAGACAAACCTACTATAAGATTTCCCTATTCACTGGATTTGGTGATGAGAGTCTTGTAGAAGGCACTTTTATCATTCCTGGCAGTAGTTTCACTATTGGAACCACAGAAACTACCGATTCTGTAATTACTGTTGATTCCACTATCGGATTCCCGCAATCTGGAACATTCCAAGTCGGAATGAGCACTGTCACATATACTGACAAGACAGTTACCCAATTTTTGGGTTGTACCGGAATTACTAGTGCCATTAATCCAAGATCTGAGATTATTCAAGATCTTCAGGTATATGCATATGAAAATAATGATCTCACCAAACCAGTAATCTTCACCCTTACCGGTGTATTGAAAGGATTGAAGACAGATGATAATGTTTTCTCTTCAGAAGAGAATTCTATCATTTCTGTAAAAAATCTTGGAGAAGTTATTGACAATAGTGATGAAGATATCAGTTACAAAAAAGTATTCTTTAACTCTTGGGTCTATAACAGCTCTTCAAGGTATTTTGTATCCAGTTTCAATGGATCTACCTTTAATGTACAATCTTCGATTGATAGATCCAGTCTGAAGGTAGGAGACCGTGTTGATATTGTAAGAAGATCTTCTCAAGAGATTGATGCGACTAATTTAGAAGTTCAAACGATCAATCTAAACACTAATGCCATTACTGTAAATGGAAATCTCACTGGCATTAATACAGATCTTAAGTATGACATTAGAAAGAGAATTAGCAAAGCAACAAGTGTTGGTTCTACTTTATCTGCTGGTAATGACGCACTTGCTTCAGATATTCTGAATGCTTATAACGAAAACAATGATTTTGGTTATGTTGCATCAAACTCACTACCATCTTATGAAATTAGACCAGTAACGACAAAAGTCAATATTGCAACGGCATCTACAACTAGTGGTGCAATCCTTGGATATGATTCCAATACCTTAAATTACGATACCCTTGCATTTTCTGCAAATGTTCCTTTTGTAACTGGTGATGAGGTATTCTATGATCCAGAAGTAACTCCAATTATTGGTCTTCATACTGGATCGTATTATGTAAATGTTGATAGTGCAAATCCAAACAGAGTAAAACTAGCACTTTCCAAATCTTTCTTGGATGCACAATCTTTTGTTAGATTTACTCCTTCAAATAATGGACCACATGAATTTATTCTTTCTGAGCAAAGAGTTGATGAGATTCAACCACAAAAGCTTCTGAAGAAGTTCCCACTTTCTCAAAACTTGATGAGTGGTAATGATACCACAACAGAACCAGGTCCAACTGGTATGTTGATCAATGGTGTTGAAATTGTAAACTATAAGTCTGATGATTCTGTTTACTATGGTCCTATTACCAACGTTGGTATCTTTACTGGTGGATCTAACTATGATGCTGCAAATGCACCTTCTGTAGTAGTAAGTGATCCAGAAGTATCTACAGGAACAACTGCATTAGTACAACCAGTTGTTAGTGGATCTTTTGTTGATGTTGAAGTTGATCCAGTAAGCTTTGACATTGAAGAAATTGTTTCTATCAATATTACTGGTGGTAATGGTGAGGGTGCAACAGCATCTGCTACTTTAGCATCTGAATTTAGAGAAGTATTCTTTAATGCTAATAGTCTTGCTAACGGTGGTGGTGTATCTGCTGCTGACAATACAATTACTTTTGATACAGTACATAATTTCCAAACAGGAGATTCTATTGTATACAACGACTTAGGAACACCTGCTCTTGGTATTTCTACAGACTCTGCTAATGATGCTATTCAAAACCTGACTCTTCAATCAGGTGAAATCTATTTCTCTAGATTCATTAATAGTAGAACAGTTCAACTGTTCAATACTAAAGCAGAAGCACAGAGTGGTATCAATACTATTGGTATTACTACTGAAAACAATGCTGGACTAATGAAGTTCAGAACTACTAATAAGAAGCTTAAGCTAGATCGAATTAATATCCTTAACCCTGGACAGAGTTATTCTAATAGGAAACTCATTGTTAAGTCAACAGGTATAAACACTGCAAATGATACTATTGTCTTTAATAACCATAACTTTACTGATGGTGATTTTGTAGAGTATGAGTTCTTCGATACTGGAGTAGTTGGACTTAGCACAACAACTCGATATAAAGTTCTTGCCGTAGATAATAAGTCATTTAGACTTGCCAATGCTGGTGTTGGAGGAACTAATCTCACAGACTACATTAGACGTAAGCATGTTGCATTAGACTCTGTTGGTGTTGGTAGTCATATCTTTAAGTATCCTGCCATTGAAGTTACTATCAATGCTGTAACAACTCAACAGACCGCTGGACAGTTCACTGCTACTCCTGTTGTCCGTGGTGCTATTGTTGATGCATATCTGTATGAAGAAGGTTCTGATTATGGATCAGAAACACTTAATTTTGAGAAAGTACCCAAACTTACAGTCACTAGTGGATCTGGTGCTGCTGTAAGTCCTATCATTATTAATGGTAGAATTGAAAATGCATTCGTTCAAAATGGTGGTAGTGGATATACTTCACCACCAGAGTTAGAAGTCACCTCTAGTCCTGTTGGTATTGCCACTACAGGAACCGGTGCAAGACTGAGAGCACTGATCAACAATGTTGGTGTTGTAACCGACGTAGTGGTCCTAGGAAAGGGACAGAACTATGATATCAATACAACTAGTATCAAAGTCAATTCAGTCGGTTCTGGTGCCATTCTGAATGGTTTCGTGAGGAAACTGCAGGTCAATAAGTTTGCGAAGATTAATGATAATGGTGGTGAGATTGTAAACCCAACTCCAAGGAATGGTCTTGAGTATGCTGCTATTGGATATGGATCTACTTTCAGAGTAGAATTTGGTGATGGTGGTTCAGCACACTCCCCAATCATTGGATGGTCGTATGATGGTGTTCCAATCTATGGATCTTACGGATATGTTGATCCAGAGAACATTCAGAGTGGTATTAAGAGAGTTGGTACAGGATATACTTCTGTTATCACTAATATCACCAACAGACCAAGCACCACAGTCTTCCCACCTGGATTCTTTGTAGATGACTTTGTTTATGATGGTAGTGGTGATCTTGATGAATATAATGGTAGATTTGCAATTACCAATGAGTTTCCAAATGGTGTTTATGCATATTATGCTACTATAGACACAATTGGTAATCCAGAATTCCCATTCTTTGTTGGACCACACTATAGATGTGCTCCTATTGCAGAGAACCTTGATCCTGCTGTTAAGATTAGTCAGGCATTTGATTTTAATAACTCTGATTTAGTTAGAAACACCTTCCCACAGAAGATTGGTGATTCTGCAGCATCTTATGACTTTGTTATTGAACCATATAAGGTATTTGTTCAAGATGCAATTGTTGAGAGCATTTCCAGAGGATCTTTTGATTCTGTAAGTGTTGCTGCTACTGGTAATGGTAAGTATGGTGTTGGTGATGTTGTTAACTTCATCGAATTTGCACCTGGTGAAGGAACAGGACTTGCGGCTGAAGTTTCTAGTATTGTTGGCAAGTCAGTTGTCAGTATTGCCTCCACAGACGAAATTTATGAAAATGTTGTTGTTAAGTGGAAGAACAGCAAAGAGGTAGAGTTAGTATCTGATGTTAATTTTGATCTTATCGATCAAGATGTAGTTCAAATCACAGGTCTTTCTACTTTTGTTAAAGATCTTACAGGATCACAAGTTGCCAATACTATTAATCCAATTTCAAACCTAGTTGTTGGTTTTGGTACAACTGGTGTCAGTGGAATGGTCACTGATATTAGTGTTGCTAATATTCCTGTTTCTATCGGCAATTCCATCAAAGTCAGCACCGAAACACTTGGTGTTTTGAATGTATTTGATGCTGATGGCATTATTAGAGTTAAGAGATACCCATCAGAGACTGCAAACGGTGGAGTTGCTCATACAGCAACAGAATCTGTCAGTTATCTGCCACAAGCATTTACGGTAAATGTTGAAACACCATATTTTGAATCAAAAGATCAGGATGTAATTTATTTCAACCCATTTGAGTCAATTGGTATTGGTATCACTGCTGGTTTTACAACTGCTAGATCTTATCAGTTCAATGGTGTAACAACTACCAGAACTATCCAAACTCAAAATATTTTCCTTCCAAATCATCCATTTGTAACTAATCAGCATCTGGCTTATGTTGGATCTGGTACTAGCACAATTGGAATCTCAACATCTCCAACTGGCAACAGATTTGACATGCCAGCAGATGTATTTGCCATCAAGACATCTAAAGATACAATTGGTATCGCAACTGTCCTGAATGGTGATAAAGTTTACTTCCGTGATGTTACAAACACCGATTTCTATGATTATGTCCTTCAGTCACAGTATCAGCAGATTACAGCAGATGTTAAGAAGGTAACTGCAACTGTAACCACTGGTGAAGATCATAATCTTGAAAATGCTGATGTTATCAAACTTGATCTGAAGTCAAACCTCACTAGAGGTGTCGGAGCAGGTTCTTCTATCGTTCTCAAGATTGCAAAAGACAATCTTCTTGTTAATCCAGTTGCAATCAGTTCTGCTGGTGTCAATACATCTACAAATGTCATTACATTAACAGATCATGAATATTCTACTGGAGACAAGGTATTCTATGAATCTACTGAAGTTATTGGTGGACTGACAACCGGAACTTTCTATATCTACACTATTGACAAAGATAATTTCAGTCTTGGTGAAACGGAAAGAGATATTCAAGTATTCCCACCAAACATCGTCAGTCTCACTTCTGTTGGTGGTACATCACAGTCTATTGCTAGAATTAACCCACCATTATCAGTCTATAAGAATGATGATGTTGTATTCAATTTAGAAGACACATCCTTGACAGGATTTGAATTCAAGATCTACTATGATCAAGATTTCTTCAATTCTACAGTTTCTACTGGTCAGACTGACAGTTTCTTGATTAATAGTTCTGGAACTATCGGTTCTGCAGGTGCAGCACTGACAGTTTCCTATTCTACAAACTTCCCCGAAATTCTTTACTACAATGTAGAGAGATCTGGTTTTATTAGCACTGCTGATAAAACAGTTACTGGATATAATGAAATTCAATATAATAATAGTGTATTCTCTGGTGAGTATTCTATTTCTGGTGTTACTAGCACAACATATGGCATTAATTTGACACATGTTCCAGAAAGAGTATCATATGCTTCCACAGAGTGTGATTTGCTGAAATATACCACCAAGTCCACTAGTGCTAATGGTTCTATTGATAAAGTTGATCTTATCTTCCCTGGATTAGATTATAAGAAATTCCCAAGCATTTCTAGTATCACTTCTGGACTTGGAACTGATACGGTCTTGAGACTCAATTCTTCTACAGTTGGAAAGTTAGACACAGTAAGACTGCTTACACCTGGTTTCTCTTATCCATCTGATAAGACACTTTCTCCAGAGGCAAGTATTCCAAATGAACTGAATGTAAGAGATTATCAAACACTGTTCTCTGTATCAATTCTCTCTGGTGGTAGAAACTTCCAGACACCACCTAACGTTATTCTATACAACCCATCAACCAATGAAGTTGTACCTGATTTCCAAGGTTCTACAGAACTGGCTGGCAATTCTGTTAGCCCAACTGTAGATGGTGTCCCTGGAGTCAGAATTGACAAGAATCCAGTTGGTTTGGAAGACGATGTTGTTTATGAGGCATATACCGTCAATAATGACAATGGTGTTTCCATCGTTAGTGTTGCGTCTACCCAGAACAATAACGTTACTCTGCAAATTGCAACTCCTGTTCTTGGATTTACAACTGCACCATTCCAAGTTGGAGACAGCATCTTTGTCGAAGGTATCGGCATGGGTGGCACTACAGGAGAAGGTCACAACTCTGCAGACTATGGATATCAGAAATTTACAGTTGCAAGTTATGACAGCACTTCTAACCCCAACCTGCTGACATACAATTTGAATTCATTTGTATCTGCAGGTGCATCTGTTGGTGTTGCTCAAACAACTCCAAGTCTGTTTGCTCAGGTAATCCTTGCTGAGGATCTTCCTATTCTCAGAGTTACTAAGCAAAATGCAAGATTTGAACCTGGTGAGTTGCTGTATGTGAATTCTGACTTTAGTAATGGATCTACTGATCTGACTGTGATCAGTTTCAATGATCTAACTGGTAAGTTGAACATCAGTGGATCTACTAGAATCGAGTCTGGAGATACACTTACTGGTGGCACAAGTGGTTCTAAGTGTACTATTGATAACGTAGTAAGTTATGTTGGTAGTTTTGAGATCGATGCATTCTCTGACGTAACCCGTGGTTGGAAAGATGATATTGGCAAACTGAGTGAAGATTACTCAGTCATGGGTGATAATGATTATTATCAGAGAATGTCTTATTCTATTCAGAGTGAGAAGACATTTGATGATGTCATCAGTTATGTCAATGAGAATGTTCACCCAAGTGGATTCAAGAACTTCAAAGACATGCAGTTGACACCTAGTGCGTCTCTGCTGAACGGACAGAATGTTGGCGCATCTCTAACAACTGCACAAGAAGAACCATTCCTGGTTCTCGATGTTATTGCTGACGAAGGTGCTCTGAGAGTTGATACAATTAATGACTTTGACTTTGCCAGAGACGTTGATGCTACAACCACAACGTCTAAGTCTATTGATCTTGAAAACATCAGAATTACAGACTACATTCTGAACAAGACAAACAGAGTTATTCCTATTGACGATATTAGTGGACAATTCTTGGGTGGTCCTCAAGACGAGTTCCTGTCATATGCTGATGTATTCCAGTTTGCTTCTGGTAGAAGAACCAACAAGTTCTTGGTTCAAACTAGAAACATCACTGAGAATGATGAACTGAATGTACGTGAAGTTATTTTGGTTGCCAATAGCAACAACACATATACTCTTGAGAAAGCAGGTGCTGGAGATAGCATTGGTGAATATGATGGATCTTATGATGGTGTTCAATATGCTCTGAGATTCAGTCCTAATGATCCTGATGATGTTGATTATGAAATCAAAGCACTGCAAACCATCTTTACCAATAACACTGGTTTCGGATCTCAGGCAATCGGATTTGTTGATCTTTATTCTCAACAAGTAACTATCGGTGCTGCAAATACATCAACCATCTTAGGATTCACAACTGCAATTACAGACACCATTTACGGTAGTTTTGAAATCTATGATTCTACTGATGATAGAACAGATTATGTTGAAGTTGTTCTGACTCATAATGATGATGATACTCACCTGACAGAAGTTGCAGCATTCAATACTAATGTTGGACTCAATGGACTTTCTGGTCCATTTATCGGAACATTTGGTTCCGACTTGACATCTGGTGTCATGAATCTTGTATATCATAATGACGGTGCCAATGAAGTTACTGTCAAGTCTCAAATCATTGGTATTGGTACAACTGCTACTGGAATTGGAACTTACAGATTTGCACCACAAGGAACACCTGCAGGTGCTGAAAGAACTGGTAGATTTGAATCTAACTTTGCTCTTGTTACTGGTGGCACTAAGACTAAGATTGCTGGAATCAGCAGCACTGTTGATGGATCTGCCAAAGCTCTTGTAAGAGTTAGTATTGGTGAAACTCAAGCAATTCATCAGGTTTACATTACTAATGACTCCACTTCTCAAGTAGAAACTGATGTTGCAAGTTTTGCCTATGCTTCAGTAAATGATGTAAATGGTATTGGCACATTCTCTGCAGAATACAGTAATGATGGTGTGGACATCATGTTCCATCCAGATTACAGTGGTGATATTGAAGCACAAACATTCAGTGAAATCATCTACACCGAACTTGATCAGAACAGTAATGATGATGGTGTTGGTGGAACAACTTATGGTGGAATCACTCAGCAGGCACTCCACAGTGTTTACTTTGGATTGAACCAGAGAGACAAGACTGCATTCGAAGCAAAGCATAACGGATCTCCAATCTATGCTAAGACTCTTGATCCAAGCAATACTGGTATTCTCAGCACCACCACTGGTACATTCACCATGGACCACTTCTTCTACAGTGGTGAGGAACTGCAATACAGAGCAGAATCTAACCTTGCTGGTGTTGCTGGAACTGGTATCGTCTATCAATCTGGTGCTGGTACAACTGCTAGATTGCCAGAAACTGTATACGCAATCAGATTGAATCAGGGTAGATTCAGAGTTGCTATTTCAACTGCCAATGCACTTGCTGGTACTGCTGCCACATTCACTGCCGTAGGATCTGGCAACCAGCACATCTTCTCTATGGTGAAGAGAGCATCTAAGACATTGCTGACTATTGATAACATTGCTCAAGGTCCAATCAGCAGAACACCTTTTGAAGAGCAGACAATGCATGCCGTTGGTGCTGGCACAAGCATCATTCAACTGAGTGGAATTGCATCTGCTAGAGCAAATGACATTCTGAGAATTAATGATGAATACATGAGAATCACCACTGTTGGTCTTGGTTCTACCAATGCTTCAGGCATCACTGGACTCAGCACTCTGCCTCTTGCAGAAGTTACCAGAGGATATGTTGGATCTTCAGCTGTTGCTCACGGTCAGTTTGATACTGTAACTCTTTACAGAGGTGCTTTCAACATTATTGACAGCACGATTCATTTCACTGAACCACCAAGAGGACCTGGTATCACCAGACTCAATGATAGAAATCTGCCACTGCCAAGATCTTCTTTCCAAGGCAGAGTATATCTCAGAAAAGATTATGATACTAACGCAGTATTTGATGATATTGCAGATGAGTTTGATGGAACTAAGTCTAACTTTATTCTGACATCTGACAAGCAAAATATTACTGGTATTGGAACTACAGGTGGTAATGGTGTTGTATTCATCAATGGCATCTTCCAATCACCATCTTCTCCAAACAACCCAGATAATAACTTCGGTATTACTGAAAGTTCTGGAATCAGCAGCATCACATTTACTGGTGTTAGATCTGATACTGGACAGATTATTGATCCAAGTGATATTAATAAGAACCAACTTCCTAGAGGTGGTGTTCCCATCACATTTGGATCTACCACTGGACTTGGATTCGCACCTCTTGTACCAGCAGAAGTTATCCCAACCGTAACTCTTGGACAACTGACTGCAGTTTCTGGTGTCTCTACTACTAGCCCTAACGTTTCGATTACAAACGTCAACTATGACAACGTAACTGGTGTTATGACTGTAACTGCTGCCAACCATGAGTTGACAGTTGGTGATAAGATTCGACTTCGCAACATTCAGTTCACATGTCCTGCTAACGGTCCTTTTACTAATAACTTCACATATCCATCCGATAAGGGAGTCTCTTTTGATATCAGTTCTTTTGTCTACGATAACCTGACAGGTCTTTCTACAGTTGGACTGACATCTGCACACAACTTCAGAGTTGGCAGAATGGTTCATCTTGAGGGTATTGAATTTAGTTGTGCTGCTCCTCATGCTGGTGTTACTACAACCATCTTCCCAGATGGAAGTTCTGGCAGAAAAGCAGTAGATATCAACAAGTATCCTATTATCGGTATTGCTGGAACTAACTCCTTCCTCGTCAATGTTGGTGTCTGCACAATTCCACACAATTATGTTGGAAATGGAACTGCATTTGAAGTCAAACCAACAGGTCCATACTATGCTACTAAGATTCTCTCTGATTCACAGTTTGAGACTCAGGTTGGCATCGTAACCTTCGCACACACATATAACACTGGTGGTACGGTTGCTAAGTGGAATAATGCTACATTTGGTAGTGGATACTCAACAGTTACTGCACCTGCAATTGCTGTTACAGAGGCTGGTCACACTGGTGCTGAGGCACTTGTTAGTGCAACCGTTGGTGCTGGTGGCACTCTGATCTTCACCATCAACCAGGCAGGCAGTGGTTATGTTGATCCAACAATCAATATCGCACCTCCTTCATATGATAACCTCACTATTGAAGGTGTTTCTAGACTATCTGTTGGTGCTACCACTGAAGTTGGTTTGGGTATGTCGGTCACCGTTGGTGTTCTTGGAATCAATACTCATTACAACAACATTCCAATTGTTGACTTTGATTATACAGATACCATTGGTATTGCAACAGTCAGTGCCGTTGGTCATGGATTCACAAGTGGTGATGTTGTAAGACTGAAGAATCTTCAGTTCTCCCCTGCTGCACCTGTTGGTTCTGGTGGAACTATCTTCCCACACTCCGATATTTCTGTTGACTACACAGTTCTTCAGTATGTTGATGAGAATAGATTCACGGTTAACATCGGTATTGCAGATACTCAAGGTGTTGGATATGCATACAGTGCAGGAACTGGTGGTGTTGCAATCAGTGGTGTTGGTGCCACAATGTTTGAGGTAAAACAGTTCGATATTCCAAAACGTGGTTATGGATTCCTGAAGGGTGATGTATTCAGAATCACTGGTATTACAACTGATCCAACTGCAGGTGACAACTATCAAGATTTTACTCTGACAATTGTTGATGCTTTCCAAGATAACTTCGCATCTTGGCAGTTTGGTGAACTGGATTATATTGATAGTGTTAAGGCATTCCAAGATGGAATCAATGCAAGATTCCCACTTGCATACAATGATCAGTTGATCAGTTTCGAAACCGATCCTACCGATCCAGATTCTGTACTGATTGATATCAAGTATCTGCTCTTGGTATTTGTCAATGGTATTCTGCAGGTTCCTGGTGAATCTTATGAGTTCTTCGGTGGCACATCGATTCTGTTCTCTGAGGCTCCAGCACCAGAGGATAACGTTGATATCTTCTTCTACAGAGGAACTGGTGGTGATGATAGTTTCCTGAAGGATGTTTACGAAACCCTGAAACCAGGTGATGAGGTTCGTCTGAAGAGAACACCTCTTATTGAAAAGAATGATGCTGCATATGACTTCTCCAACTTCTCTCAGGAGTACAAGAGAACCATCGTTGGTATTAAGTCTTCCAGTGAAATTGAAACTACTCTCTATAGAGGTGAAGGTGTCAACACTGTTGAACCAAAACCACTTTCTTGGACTAAGCAGAAAGTTGATAAGTTCCTTGGTGGAACATGGATTCCTAAAGCAAGAGACTCCATCGAAGCACAAGTATATCCAACTGCAAAGATTATCAGCAATGTAGTTTCTACTGGAACCACACAAATCTTCGTTGATAACAATGAGTTGTTCCTTGGTGCTACAGGCAATACCAATGAACTGGGTGCAATCATGATCAGTGGATTCTCTACTGCTGGCATTGGTTCTACCACAACAGTTCCAACAGAAGTTATTACTGGCATTCTGCCAGGTGGTGTAAGAGGTTATCAGGGTATCGTTACTGGTATTCAGACATCTTTTGCAAGACTGGAAGAGTTTACTGGATTTGATGTTTCTAAGACAGTTTACAGAAAGCAACTTGGTTTGACTGATGGGACTAACAATGATCCACAGGGTCTGTTCATTAGACCAGATGGTGAGAGATTATATGTTCTTGATGGTAATACTTTGAGAGTTACTGCATGGAACCTGTCTACTGCATTTGAACTTGATACTGCCACTATTGACAATACTAACCACATTGGCATTGGTACTCAACTTCAAAGTGTATTTGATCTTGACTTCTCTACTGATGGTACAAGAATGTATGTCATCGGTCAGGGTGCAGCTGCACCTTTCGTATTCCAAGTTAACCAGTTCAACCTGACCACTCCATGGGAACTGACTAGTGTTCTCCCTGCTGGTGTTTCTACAAATACCACAATCTCTAACCAGGGACAGTTGCACAGATCACTGCAAGTTGTGAACAGTGGACAGCAAATGATTACTCTGTCTCCAAGTCAGGCATGCTTCCGTAACTATGATTTTGGCACAAACTTTGATATTACAACAATTAGTTTCGGTAGCAGTATTGCAGTTACAGATGATGCCGCACCATCTGACTTCAACTTCAGCACAAATGGTGAGAAGATGCTGGTTATCGGTGCAGATACTCAGAGATTCTTAGAATATAATTTGACTAGTGGATGGGATATCAGCACACTTGGTATCGGATCAACTTCTTCGTATGTTCTCGGTGCTGGTGTAAGTCATTCTTCTACTATCAAACCAGATGGTGAGAGAGTATTCTTGGTAAGCAATGCTGGTGTTGGATCACAGTTCCACTTCAGTGTTCCACCTGCAGGTTTGGGTCTGATCTTCCAGTTAGATCTTACTGATGTTCCTGGTGGACTTGCTGAGAGACAAGAGTTGGTACGTGGATATAGAATGCTGGTTTATGATACTGCAGTTGGAACTGGTGTAACAACTATTGTCGGATCTGCCATTTCGACTGGTATTGGAACTGATAATGTTATTGGTATTTCTTCCAACAATCTTGATAACATCTATGAAGTTTATTATAGTCAGTTCGATGGGACAAATGGCATTGCCACTTGTTTCGTAGATCCAGCAACCAATATCGTTGGTATCGCAACTACGGGTGATTATCATAATCCCGCAGGTAAGATGACTTGGGGTAGAATTACTGGATATGACAGAGGAACACCTGCCGTGAATATTCTGCCTGATGGTAACCACTTCGATGTTGGAATGTCAACATATCCAACATTCCAGAGAAGAAATTCTGGACTGAGAGATACAGGTGCTCTCAAGAAGTCCTTATAAATATAAAAAAACCAAAATCGTCAAATAATGTCTGCGATTATTACAGATCAGTTTAGAATATTGAATGCTGAGAATTTTGTAGCTTCGATTGCGAACACTGCTAATTCTTATTATGCATTCATGGGATTATCTGATCCAACTGCCAGTGGGTATGGTAGAACGTCTACTTGGAATGGAACGGCTGGACCACCATTCCCAGTAGACAATAGCAATTACTCTAACCATACGTATGACACGATGCTATTTGGCAAACGTGTCACATCTGCTAACGCTAGACGATTGGTTAGAAAGGTAAACTGGATTTCCGGTTCTACTTACGATTACTATAGACATGACTATAGTCCTACTAATCGTTCTCAAGTAACCAGTTCGAATCGTTTATATAGTGCGAATTACTATGTTGTAAATAGTGAGTTCCGTGTTTATATTTGCTTGGATAATGGAACTGCCACAGGCATCTCTACCACTCCATCGGCATCTCTTGACGAACCAACATTTACTGACGTAGAACCTAGCACTGCAGGCACTAGTGGTGATGGTTATCTGTGGAAGTATCTGTATACAATTAGTCCTAGTGACATTGTTAAATTTGACTCTACGGAATATATCACCGTTCCCAATGATTGGTTGACAACAACCAACACAGGAATTCAAGCTGTTAGGGATAATGGTGATTCTGATACAAATAACAACCAGATCAAGGTTGTTGCTATTGATGAACCAGGTTTAGGATATCCACAATTTACTGCTAGAGAGTTCAATATTCTTGGTGATGGTACAGGTGGTAGAGTTAGAATTACAACAAACTCTCTTGGACAGGTCACAGAAACTCAGATTACATCTGGTGGATCTGGTTATTCTTTCGGTAGAGTTGATCTGTCTTCAGAAAACTCTGGTGTACAAACTTCAACTTCTGCATTTGCAAAACTGACACCAATCATTCCACCCTCTAAGGGACATGGTGCTGATGTTTATAAGGAGTTAGGTGCAGATAAGGTTCTGATGTATGCTAGATTTGATAATTCGTCTTATGACTTTGCTAGTGACACTATCTTCTCTCAGGTTGGAATCGTCAAGAATCCAGCAGTAAGAGGAACTGATACTATTTTCACCGATAACCAGTTCTCTTCTCTATATTCAATCAAGTTTGCATCTCAAAGTAGTGCTCAGGATTTGAATATCGGTGATAAGATTGAGCAAACAGTAGGTGTAGGAACCACTGCTAGAGGTATTGTTGCTTCTTATGATACTGAAACAAGAGTAATCAAGTATTATCAAGATAGAAGTTTGTATTACAATATTGGTACTGGTGATGAAAAAGATGCTGTTGATGTTAATACCAGAGCACCAGTAGTTGATTTTACATCAAGTGCTAATGCGATTACGAAAACAGGTGGATCGTTTAGTGTTAACGTTGATCAAAACTTTAGTGGTGTGACAACAACTTTGACATCTGGCAGAGTTGTCAATTTGGGAGTCAACTTTACAAATGGACTTGCAAATCCAGAAATAAATAAAAGGAAGGGAGAAATCATCTACCTTGACAACAGACCCTCTGTTACCAGGAATGAGAGACAGAAGGAAGACGTTAAAATCGTATTAGAGTTCTAATAAAATGCCACAACAGACAAATCTAAACGTCAACCCATATTATGATGATTTTGATCCTGATAAGGATTATTACCGTGTACTATTCAAGCCCGGTTTTCCTATTCAGGCAAGAGAACTGACGACTCTGCAGTCTATTCTGCAGAATCAAATTGAAAGTTTTGGAAGTCATATCTTCAAAGAAGGATCCATTGTCATTCCTGGCAATGTGGTGTATGACGATCAGTTTTATGCTGTTGAAATTGATGCGACTCATCAAGGTGGTGATGTAAGTTTATACATTGATAATTTTGTTGGCAAAAGAATTGTCGGTCAAGAGTCTAACGTAACAGCTCAGGTTCTGCATGTCATTTCGCAGAATGAGTCTGAGAGAGGTAATATCACACTCTATGTGAAGTTTATTGATTCTGGTAATACAAATACATTTGCATCTTTTACAGATGGTGAAAACCTTGAGACTTTAGAAGCAGTAGATTATGGCACTACAACTATCCCAGTGGGTAATACCTTCGCAACTTGTATTGCTGAAAATGCTAATTCTATCGGTGCAGCTGCACATATTGGTGATGGTATCATGTTCCTCAGAGGAACATTTGTAAGAGTTTCTAAGCAGACTCTTCTGCTTGAGCAGTATTCAAATACTCCTTCATATAGAGTTGGTTTAGTCATCAATGAGACTATCTCAACAATTAAAGATGATGCCAGTCTGTATGACAACGCAAAGGGATTCTCTAACTATACTGCACCTGGTGCAGACAGATTACAGATTGAATTAGTCCTTGGTAAGAAGTCTGTATCTGATACCACAGATGTAAACTTCATTGAACTTCTGAGACTTGAAAATGGCAAGATCAGAAAGATCATCAAGAATACTGATTACAACATCATTCGTGACTATCTTGCGAAGAGAACATTTGATGAGTCTGGAGATTATTCTGTCAGAGATTTTGAGTTAGATATTTTCAATTCTTTGAATGATAGACTTGGCAATAATGGTTTGTATTTTGCCAATCAATCTACATTTGAAGGAAACACTCCTACAGACGATCTTGCATGTCTGAAGGTAGGTCCTGGTCTTGCATATGTCAAAGGATTTGACGTAGAGAAGAATGGGACAACAATTATTGACGTAAACAAACCCAGAGAGACTAAAGAAGTCAAAACTTCTGCAGTTGATTTTGAGATGGGTAACCTCGTCAAAATCAATCATGTAACTGGTGTTCCTCAGTTCAAGAGTTCTGTTCAACTGTTTGATAGAAGAAGAGCAGGTGGTGGAGGTGGACAAGGTAACCAAATCGGTGAAGCAAGAGTATATGCTGTAAAGGCAGAAACTGCCGTTGGTATTGTAACTGCATCCTCTACATTTGATTGCTATCTGTACGATGTTCAAACATACACCAGACTGAATGTTAACTCCAACCTTAGTGGTGCTGAACTGCCAGAGTCTTCTTACATTAAGGGACTGAGCAGTGGTGCTACTGGATATGCTACTACTGTTGGCACAGGTAGCAGTCAGATGTATCTGAGACAGACCTCAGGATCATTTATCCAAGGTGAGGCTATCTCTATCAATGGCATTTCTATTACCCCCAGAACTGTTACTACAGTCAAGGAGTATGGTGCTAGTGATGTCAGAATGGTATTCCAAGACACTAGTGCGGTTGCTGGATTCAATACTGACTTCCAAGCAGATACAAGTTTAGATTTCAGAGTACCCGTCAACTTCAGTGTTGCCGATACCCTTACCATTTCTAACACTGGTGCCACCACTTCTGCAGGTAACAACTTTGCCAACTTTAAGGTTGGGGATATTGTTAGATATCAGAAGCAGAGTTCAACTGTTCCAACATTCAACAGAGTTGCTACCGTTGCTGCAGATGGTCTCAGCATGACTCTGGCAGCAGTTGCTAGTGTAAATGGTGTATGTGATGGAACACTTCCTAGTGGAACTATTGAAGTTCAATTTACCACTGGTAAGAGCAGAATTCAGAATGAAGGTGAAGGACACCTGTATGCTCAACTTGATGATGGTAATATTGCCACAGTTGATTTTGAAGGATCTGATCTGAAAGCAGTTGTGCAGATCACTGGTAAGACTACCAATGGTAGTGGTGTCATGACACTCTCTGCCTCTGATGTTACTGGTCTCACTGATGTCCTGTTTGAAGCATTTGATGAAGAGAGATATTCGGTTGTATACAGTAATGGTAATATTGAACCACTGAGAGAAAGTCAAGTCTCTATTTCTTCCAACGTTGTAACTATCAGTGGATTGCGTAATAGTCAATCTAACGTTGCAGTAACTGCCACAATTAGAAAGACTGCTATTCAGAATAAGCAGAAAGTATATAACAGAGTTTCCTCTGCTGAAATTACCAGATCTAAGTACAGCAGTTCTGGTTCTAATGCCAATACAAGCATCAATGATGGTTTGACACAGAGCAACTTCTTTGGTCTGAGAGTTCAGGACAAGGAGATCTGTTTGAATGTTCCTGATGTTGCCAATGTATTTGCTGTCTATCAGTCAATTGATGAGAATGCAGTAACCCTTGACACTGCTACATTCTTCACTAACGCAGATATTAATGATAGTGTTATTCTTGGTGAGAATCTGATTGGAAATGATTCTGGCACAATTGCTAAGGTTGTTACTAAAGCAGCTAACCAGATTACCTTTGTTTATCTAAACCAGAACAGATTCAGAACACAGGAAAATGTTAGATTCCAAGAGTCTAACGTTTTTGCACAAATCTCTGCTATCACACCAGGAAGATATAGTGATATCACAAATAGATTTAATTTAGATAAGGGACAGAAAGATCAATACTATGATTATTCACGTTTGGTTAGAAAGGATGGATATCCAGAACCTAGCAGAAGAATCACTGTAATTCATGACAACTACACCGTACCATCTAATGATGAGGGTGATATCTTCACTGTTGGAAGTTACGATGGTGAAAGATTTGGTATGGATGTTCCAAACATTGGACCAAACTTAGTAAGAGCATCTGATACTCTTGACTTTAGACCCAGAGTTGCCACATTTGATCCTGGAACTGCTACTAGATCTCCCTTTGATTTCAATTCTAGATCTTTCGCAAGTCAACCAAAACTTCTGTTGGCTGCAAATGAAAGTTCTATCATTGGATATACATTCTATGCACCTAGAATTGACAGACTTTATTTGAATAAGACTGGTCAGTTTGTATATGTTGAGGGTGTACCTGATAGAACACCTAAGGCACCAGAGAAAGATGGTGATTCCATGCTGATTGCTAATATCAGCATGCCTGCATATCTCTATAACACAGAGACCGTAAGAATCTCTAGTGTTGATAATAGAAGATATACGATGCGTGACATCGGTAATTTGGAAGATAGAATTGATGCACTGGAAGAAGTAACAGCACTGAACCTGTTGGAAGTTGAAACACAGTCTCTGCAAGTTCAAGATGCTACTGGTCTGAATAGATTTAAGTCTGGTTTCTTTGTTGATAACTTTGCAACCACTGACTTTATTGATGACAGAACTGTGATGCTGCCAGAAGATGGTATTCTGAGACCATTCCGTGATGCAACAACACTGACAGGTTTGCTGTCACCTAAGACTAGTGTTCCTGACAATGAGTTGGATCTTGCTGTTGACTATGATCTGCTTGATTCTAATGTCAAGAAGACTGGCAATGTAGTAACTTTGGACTACACTGAGAAGCAATATATTTCTCAACCACATGCAACTAAAGTTGAGAACGTAAACCCATTTGATGTTGTTCTCTACAATGGTAGTGTTAGTCTGAATCCACAGTCTGACTTCTGGGTAGTTAATCGTTGGGCTGGTGGCATCACACTTAATGCTGCAGCAGGTGGTAGACAAGGTGGTTTTGGTTTCGTAAGAACTGTCAGCAACGTTGCTGATCGTTTCATGAGATCTAGAAACGTTCACTTCTTCTCTGTTGGTCTGAAACCATATACCAGATACTATCAGTTCCTTGATGGAAATGGTGAAGTTGACGTTGTACCCAAACTTCTTGAAGTTGAGAATGTAACCAGTGTATTTGAAGTTGGAGAAACTGTTGTCGGATCTATTGATGGAACAGATCTTTGTAGTTTTAGAATTGCAAGACCAGATCACAAGGAAGGTCCTTTTGCAACACCCACAACTTCCTATACGATCAACCCATACGACAATACAACAACCCTACCTACATCCTATTCTGTAGCATCTACTGTTCTGAACGTAGATACCAGAGCAATGGCTGCTGAAGCACAAGGTGCATATTCGGGTAGAGTCGAAGTTGGAATGAGACTGAGAGGACTGAATAGTGGTGCTCAGGCAGATGTATCTGACGTAAGATTAGTCAGTGATAATGGTGGTGATTTGCTGGGATGCTTCTTTATCAGAAACCCCAATGCAAGTCCTGCACCTGACGTAAGAATTACCACAGGAACTAAGGAGTACAAACTCACTAATAGTCCCACCAATGCAGAACCTCTGCCAGGTAGTAAGTTAATCTCTACCGCAGAAACCAATTACACTGCTAATGGTAGAATTATCACCAGACAGAGTGTAAGAGTTAACTTCGTTGATCCTCTGGCACAGTCCTTCCTTGTTGAAGATGAAGGTGCATTCATCACATCTGTTGATGTATTCTTCGGCAACAAAGATCCTGGTAACATTCCTGTTGAAGTACAAATTCGCACCATGGAGTTGGGTACTCCAACAACTACTCTTGTGTCTCCTGATGCTAGAGTCCTTGTTAAACCATCTGAGATCACAACATCCAGAGACGGAACCGTTGCGACTAATATTAAGTTCCCATCACCAATCTATCTCGAACCAAACCTAGAGTATGCTTTAGTTCTTCTTGCTGACACCGATCAGTATGAAGTATGGATTGCAGAAATGGGTCAGAAGACTGTCAATGCAAGTCAACTTCCTGCTGCTACTGGTGTTGTATACAGTGCTCAGTATTCTCTTGGATCTCTGTTCAAGTCTCAGAATGGATCCATCTGGAATGCTTCTCAATATGAGGATATGACATTCAAGTTATATCGTGCATCCTTCTCTTCTACCGCAGGAACTGCTTATTTCTATAATCCTAAGTTGGATACAAGTAACAGTGGTACAAGAATTCTTGATGAGGATCCCATTGAAACTTATCCCAAGAAACTCACTGTTGGTATTGAAACATTTGCCAATGGTCACACAGGTATTACCACACTGGCAATTGGTAGAAAGGTAACTTCTGCTTCTAAGGGTTATACATATGGATTCGTTGAGCAGCAAGGTGGACCAGCAGCTGCTGGTGGATGTGGTGTTATGACAGGTGGTAGTGCATATGGCACACCATCGAACCCCGTAGGCACCTACAACATCACTGGAAATGGAACTGGACTAACTCTTAACGTTACTCAGGCAAGTGGCAGTGTAACTGCTGTTTCCGTTGCCTCTTCAGGTTCTGGATACGTACCTGGTGATACTGTTGGAATTCTTACCGCTGGCATGGGTAATGCTGGATCTGGTGCAGTTATCAACGTTGAATCTCTCTGGGGTATCGATACCCTGTATCTGACAAATGTTCAGGGTGAAGGTTTCTCTGTTGGTGCTGGACTCTCTTACTTCGATAGTGGGACTCCAGTTGCATCTAACAATGAAGTTACTTCCAGTGCTATCACAGGTGGTAGTATTAATGATGGAACATGGTTTAGTGTCAACCACTACAATCATGGCATGTATGCCGACAATAACAAGGTAGAACTTGCCAAGATCAAACCAAACACACCATTCAATCTTCTTTCTGGAAATCTGGGTGTTGATGATAATATCATCTCTCTTGCCAGCACTACAGGTCTGGATACATTTGAAGGACTTGCAGTTGGTGCAGCAAACACTGGTTATCTGGTAGTCAATGATGAAATCATTTCCTACGATCAGGTTGGTGTTGGTTCTATTAGTGTTCTTGCAAGAGGTGTTGATAGTTCCTTAACTATTGCTCATCAGACAAATGATAGAGCACAGAAGTATGAGTTGAACGGTGTATCTCTCAGAAGAGTCAACAAGACTCATGACATGGGATCACTTGATAGAACCATTGATCAATACTATCTGCAAATTGATAGATCTAATAGAAACACAGATGACAATGCATCTGCTGAACCACAACTTTCGTTCAACACAAATGCTCTGGTTGGTGGAGCACAAATTGAAGCATCTCAGAATGTTCAGTTCAACTACATTGCACCAAACTTCAGTCTGGTTACTCCTGGAGAAACAAGTGCAACTGCTACAATCAGAACTGTATCTGGTACAAGTGTAAATGGCACTGAAGTCTCCTTCCTTGATCAAGGATATGAGGCAATTGGTATTAACACGGTCAATGAACTGAGAACACCAAGACTGATCGCATCTAAGGTAAATGAAGATGCCAGAACCACCAGTCTGCCACGTAATAAGTCCTTCACCATGGGTGTAGAATTCAGCAGCAATACTGAATATTTGTCACCAATCATTCACCTGGATACAACACAACTGGAACTGTATTCCAACAGAATTGACAATCCAACGATGGATTATCCAAATGATGCTAGAGTCAAGTCCAATGAAGATGATCCACATTCTGCAATCTACATCTCCGAGAGAGTAAATCTACGTCAACCTGCAACTGCATTGAGAGTTCTTCTCACTGCCGTAAGACCAGCTGCTTCTGACTTCAGAGTTCTCTATAAGTTGATTAGAGCAGATTCTAGTGAGATTGATCAGTCCTACTCGATGTTCCCTGGATATGAAAATCTGAGAGACAATGATGGTGATGGATTCGGTGATGAAGTAATTGATCCTACAAAGAATAATGGTCATTCCGATATTCTTGTTCCACCAAGTCTCACAACTGAGGACTATCTCGAATATCAGTTCACTGCTGATAACCTGGAACAGTTCACTGGATATGTTATTAAGGTTGTTGCCACTACAACAAACCAGTCCGATATCCCAACATTCCAAGATATTAGAACACTGGCATTTGCATGATAAAAGTAGAAGGGTTTCAGAATCTCTATAGAGATCCTAAGACCAATGCGATCGTGAATACTGATGAACGGGGGTACAAAGAGTACCTCCGTCAGAAATCTATTAGGATGAAACAGAAAACACATAATGAGAATTTAGAGACTCAAGTTGATTCTCTCCAAAAAGAACTGACAGAACTGAAAGAATTAGTACAAGACTTACTTTCGAGATAAATACCACATAGGGTGCTTATAGGTAAATGTCGGCAGTATACGTTACAAACTTATCGATACAGCAAGGCGTGAATTTTGAGCAGGCATTCACATTAGCTGACACAAACTCTGATGCTGCTTTGGACTTGACGGGTTATGGACATAGTGCGCAAATAAGAAAACATTTTCTTGCAACTACCAGTACTCCTTTCTTTACTACTTCTACAACATTGACAGATGGTATTATCACTGTCTCGATGGGATCCTCATTGACATCTACTCTCAAACCAGGTAGATACGTATATGACTTGGTGATCGAAAACGCAGGAACTAAAACGAGAGCAGTGGAGGGAACGGTCCTTGTTAGAGGAGGAGTAACTAGGTAATGGCAAACATAAAGGTACGTGTAGGCCAACAAAATGCAGTCAAGGTATTAACAACAGGTGCAATAAGTGGTGGTGGAGGAGGTTCCCTTGCTACACTTTCTGATGTTGTTATCAACTCATTGGCAGATGATCAAGTTTTAAACTATGATGCTGCAACTCAGAGATGGGTGAATACATCAACAGTTGCTGCTGATGTAGACGGAGGTGTATTCTAATGCCATCTCAGATTAGGATAAAAAGAACGTTTGGTACAGGTTTACCACAGGTTGCACCAGTAGGAAGTGGTGTATCCCATGGTGAATTTGTATACGTATACGACACTAATAATATTGGTGCCGGTGGTACATTTAGAAAGCTTTATATTGGTGACGGACCTGCAGGTGTAAGTTCCTTACCTTCTCCTGTAGGTGGTCAATACTACATGGAGAGACTTCCTTCCGACTTGACGGAAGAAGGTGTCTTAATTCCTAGGAAAGTTCTGTCTACAAATGACCAAGGAGTCATTGATAGAATTCGTGTCAGTGATGGTATAGATGTTACTGGTCTGTCAACATTCAGAAATGATCTGGAAGTTGAGGGTGATGTAGTTGTTGGTGGTGCCGTTAGTTTCGTTGGCATCTCTACATTCACCGATATTCAGGTATCTGGAACAGCAACAGTCAATGGATCTGTATCTGTTGGATCTAACTTTGTTGCTCCGACTGCATATATCAGTGTTGGTCTTGCAACTAATTTTGCAATTACTAATCTTAGATCGCAGATTGGTATCATTACAAATGCATTCATCAATGTAGGTGTAATCACATCTTTGGTAGGCACTGCCGCAACAATCACAACGATTGATGCCAATGCTGCAGACATCGTAACTGCTACGATTGGTAGTGGTATCGTAACTGATATTCAAGTATCTGGTGCATCCACATTCACTGGGATTGCTACATTCCAAGGTGATGTATATGTCAGTGGTGACTTGAACGTCACTGGAGATATTCAATATGATGAAGTAAAAGGTAGAAATTTAGATATCAGTGGTGTTGGTACTATTGCCAACTTCAATAGTGGTCTTGGCACCATTACAACACTGCATTCACCATCAGCATATATCAATGCTGGTGTTATTACATCGATTACTGGCACAGCAGCAACAATTACTACGATTGATGCTAATCTGATTGATGCTCTGACAGCAAATATCGTAGCAGGTGTTGTCACATCACTTACTGGTACTGCAGCAACAATCACAACATTAGATACTGATCTGATTGATGCTCTGACAGCAAATATCGTAGCAGGTGTTATAACCAGTCTGACTGCTGAAAATGCAGTTGTCTCTGGTATTCTGACTGGAACTACATTTGACAGTGAAACAGCAACCATCGATAATCTATCGGTTACTGGAACCACAACCACTGGTCAGTTAAATGTAACTGGTATTTCTACATTCCAAAATCATGTTCATCTTGGTGATAATGATGAACTCCGCATTGGTGATTCTAATGATTTGAAACTCCTCCATAGTGGAGTACACTCAATCATTAGAGATGAAGGACAGGGTTCTCTCTTCGTTCAGGGAGATGCTGATGTAAGGATTACTGATGTTGGTGGTAATGAAGTATATGGACAATTTAACAAGAATAGTTCAGTAGATCTTTACTTTGATAACTCCAAGAAATTTGAAACCACCAATGAAGGTGTATTAGTTTCTGGAGGAACAACAACAGGAACTCTGAATGTATCTGGTGCCTCTACAATCACTGGTATTGCTACATTCCAGAATGATGTCTACATTGATGGTGATCTGAATGTAACGGGTGATCTGGTTTATGATGAAGTTAGTGGTAGAAATATCAACATTAGTGGAATTTCAACCTTTAACTTGGTTGGTGCTAATATTGCTACTTTCAACTCTGTAACTACAGATGATGCATTTATTCAGCAGGGTATTGTTACATCACTGACTGGCACATTCTCAACCATCACAAACATGGTTGCGACTGCGGCAACTATTGACCGACTTGATGTTCCAGTCAATCTTGATGTAGATGGTCATACAGAACTCGATAATGTCAATGCATCTGGCATTGTCACAATTGCGCAATTAGCTGTAATTAATGAGTTTGATGTATATGATACTCAGGCAATCTTCCATAACAACGTTGTTATTTCTGGTAACCTGAGTGTTGCTGGTACGTTTGCCAACGTTAACCAGGCAAACATCAACGTTGAAGCAAACAACATTATCATGGGTATCACCACTGATAGTGCTAATAATGACATCTCAAGTGACACCACGGCAAATGGTGGTGGAATTGCAATTGCATCTACTGAAGGTTCACCTCTCGTCAACCTGACAGTCGCTGGTGTTACAACCACTGACATTCTTGACAATTATAAGCAAATCATGTGGTTCAAGCACAACACTTTTGGTGTTGGAACTACTGATGCATTTATGACCAACTATGCAGTTGGTGTTGGATCCACTATGGTTCCAAATGATGTAAGACTGGCAACAGGATCTCATCATTTATATGATCGTAAGATTGTTACTCCCAACATCGATGTAACTGAGAACTTAGATGTAACTGGTATTACTACTGCTCTTAGATTCCAAAGTTACAGTGGTAACTCAAATAGTTTCTATGCTGGTTTTGAGGCAGGTTTAACATCAGATGCAAACTCAGATTACAACGTTGGTGTTGGATACAAAGCAGCATATGATCTAGTCAGCAGTGATCATAACGTTGCTGTTGGTGCCTTTGCCATATTTGGTTCAGCAAACAGTAATACGTTTGGTAATGCTGCCGTTGGTAGTTATGCTCTGCAGTACTTAACCACTGGTGACTATAATGTTGGAATGGGTTACTATGCAAATAGATGGGTAAGCACTGGTTTTGGTAACATTGCTGTTGGTGCATTTGCTCAGGCATTTACTACTCTCACGGGTAGCTACAACTTATCTCTGGGTTACCAAGCTGGATATAAAATAACCAGTGCTAGTGGTAATGTCTTAGTTGGTGCATTTGCTGGTGATGAACTTGAAAGTGGAAGTTACAACACCTTTACTGGACATAGTGCAGGTGGTTCAACCAATAATAATCAAAACTACAATACATTTATTGGTGCGTATGCTGGTTTCAATTCAGATGAGTGTGATTACGTAACTGGACTTGGATATGGTGCTGGATATAATGCTGAAGGTGATTACTCTACATTCTTGGGTGCATATGCTGGATATGCAGCAGTTGATACTATAAACAGTGTTTATATTGGATATCAAGCAGGATATGATAGTGAAGGTGGGAATAATATTGCTTTAGGTTATAGAGCAATGTATGCGCACGATGGTGCGGGTACTCAAAATATTGCTATTGGATATGAGGCACTATATCAAGATGGTTCTAATAGTGCAGCAAACATTGGTATTGGATATCGTGCATTGTATGGTGAAACCACCACTACAGGTGATTACAACATTGCACTGGGATATGAGGCAGGTGATGAAGTTACTACAGGTAGTGGAAACCTTCTGCTTGGTAATCAGGCAGGTGATAGTATCACTGCAGGTGGTTTCAACGTTGTTCTTACTGCTGGTAATTTTAGTACAGTTGATGTCAAAGATACAACTGGATGGGGACAACTTGTTATTGGTTCTGGATCCACTGCATGGATCACTGGTAATAACTCCTACAATGTTGGTATTGGTACAGATGATGCCAATGCTAAGTTAGAAGTTCTTGGTGGTTCTATTATTGATGATCTCGTCGGCACTGCTGCTACGATCACTACATTGGATGTTCAGAATGGTGACATTCTAACTGCAACCATCGGTGCAGGTATCATCACTGATATTCAAGTATCTGGTGCTTCTACCGTAACTGGCATCGGCACATTCTTGAGTGATCTATTTGTTGGTGGTAATCTAAATGTTGCTGGTGACATCACCTATGATGAGGTAAATGGTAGGAATCTCAATATCACTGGTATTGCTACGATTGCCAACATCGAACTGGGTGATGCTACAAATAACACAATAAATAGTAAGACGGGCGCACTTGTCTTAGACTCAGAGATTGGCAATAATGTTGCTATCAACACCCACACAAATGTTGTTGGTTTCCTATCTGCTTCTGACGGTATTTACTATGATGCGGGTGACTTTGATGGTCCTAATGGAATTGCATACTTTGACACCACAGGACTCTTAGTTAGCAGTGCTGCCACAACTGGTGGTATTACCACTTCAAATTATTTTGTAACATCCGATAGTGCCGGTGTTCCAGTCTGGACAAACGTATTTGATGGAGGCTCATTCTAATGGCACAGCCAAGCACAAGACAGGGACTGATTGATTACTGTCTGAGAAAATTAGGTGCTCCTGTTTTGGAAATCAATGTTGCCGATGAGCAAATTGATGATGCCGTAGATGATGCTTTTCAACTATTTCATGAAAGGCATTTTGATGGAGTAGCAAGAACGTTTTTAAAATATCAACTCACAGCAGATGATGTTTCTCGTGGCAGAGCAGGTGGAGAAGGTGGTGCTGGTATTACAACCACCACAACATCAACAACCATTGCTGGTGCTACAGTAAATTTTGACTGGTATGAAAACTCAAACTTTCTTCAGTTGCCAGATTCTGTAATCGGTATTGAAAAGTTGTACAAGTTTGATTCTGCAAATGTCAGCAACGGAATGTTTAGTGTAAAATATCAATTATTCTTAAATGATATTGCTTTCAATTTAGGATATGACGGACTGCTGTCATATGCAATGACAAAGAGTTATCTGGAAGATATTGGTTTCTTATTGACCACAGATAAGCAATTACGATTCAATAAAAGACAGAATAGACTATACATGGACATTGATTGGGGAAGTGCTGTAGCAGGTGATTATATTGTTTTAGATTGCTATAGGATCATGGATCCAAATGACTTTAGCAATGTGTACAATGATAGTTTTGTAAAACTATATTTGACTGCATTACTCAAGAAACAGTGGGGACAGAACCTCATTAAGTTCAAAGGTGCAAAGTTGCCTGGTGGTATTGAACTAAATGGTAGAGAGATTTATGAAGATGCTGAGAAAGAACTCGAAGTAATCAAAGAGAAGATGATGCTCGAATATGAAATTCCACCCCTTGATTTAATTGGATAATGGCACTCAATCCCTTCTTTCTGCAGGGCTCACAGAACGAGCAATATCTGCTTCAAGATCTGATCAACGAACATCTTAGAACGTATGGTTTAGATGTTCATTATCTCCCAAGAAAAGTATTGGGATCGGATAATATTATCCGAGAGATTGATGCGTCTAAGTTTGATGATAACTTTGCTATCGAAGCATACCTAGAAAACTTTGAAGGGTATGCACCAGGATCTGATATCATGACTAAGTTTGGTATCAATCTACAGAATGAAGTAACACTAATTCTTTCTAAAGAAAGATTTGAAACATTCATTCAACCCTTTTTGGGTAACATGCCTGATGATGAGATTATCTTAGATACAAGACCTAGAGAAGGTGATCTAATATTTTTCCCATTGGGTGAAAGACTATTTGAGGTAAAGAGAGTTGAGCATGAACAACCTTTTTATCAACTAGGAACTAATTACGTTTACAAACTTCAGTGCGAACTCTTCCAGTATGAAGGTGAAGATATTGACACTAGCATTGACTTTATTGATGATGAAGTAAAAGATCAGGGATATATTACTGCACTTACTTTGGTTGGAACTGGCATTACTGCTACCTTGAGAGTTGATAACTTTGGTAGATCTGGATTGGTAAGAGAAATTAGATTGACTGATGATGGATCTGGATATACAAGACCACCCACAGTTGCTATCAGTACATCACCACTCTTGCTTCAAGGTTCTCAGGCAGAGGCAGTTGCCGTAACTACAGAAAGGAATGGTATTCACTCTATTGACAGAATCTTAATTACCCACCCTGGATTTGGATATACCAGCACTAATCCACCAACTATTACCATCACCCCACAAACAGTTGATGGAGTTGTAGTTGGTGCAGGTGCTGCTGCTACTGCGATTGTCAATGATAGTGCTACAGGTATTGCATCTGTCAGACTGTTGACTAGAGGTAGTAACTACTACAATACCCCAACAGTTGCTGGTGTTGCCACTATTACTGGTGGTGCAATTGGTGTTGGAACTGCTGAGTTGGAATTCACTATTCTCAGTGGAAGAATCAATCAGTTGTACTACAGAAACACTGGATTTGGATACAGTGAAGCACCTGCGTTGACAATTTCCAGAACATCTGGTATTGGAACTACAGAACCTAATGAAGCCAACTTTATCTACAATGAAACTGTTATTGGTGCTGCTTCTTCTGTAAGTGCAAAAGTCAGAGATTGGGATGTTAATACAGGAATTCTTAAGGTAGGCATAAATAGTGGTACATTCTTTGTTGGTGAAATGCTGGTAGGCACTGCTTCTACTGCAAGAAGGAAGATTGCATCTTATCAAACTTTTGACGAGACATCACCATTTGACACTAATAAAGAATTTGAAGACGCTGGACAAGGTATCATTGATTTCAGCGAAGGTAACCCATTTGGTGACTTCTGATGTTAGGAACTTATTTTTACCACGAGATTATAAGAAAGACGATCATTGCGTTTGGAACTCTTTTTAATAATATTAATATCAAGCATGCAAATGATGATGGGAGAACTATTGATCAAATAAAGGTGCCTCTTGCATATGCACCAATGCAAAAGTTTCTTGCTAAGATTCAACAGCAAGCAGATTTAAGCAAGGGAGTCGCAATTACTTTACCTAGAATGTCATTTGAAATGACGGGTATTGCGATTGATCCCACTAGAAAAACCACAGTAACAAAAACCTTTAAGGCAGTTGCTGCTGATGGCAGTGGCATCAAACAAGTTTATATGCCAGTTCCTTATAATATTGATTTTGAACTGGGAATCTATTGTAAATTAAATGATGATGCTTTGCAGATTGTTGAGCAGATTCTTCCATTCTTCCAACCATCATTCAATATCACAGTTGATTTAGTTTCATCTATTGGTGAGAAAAAAGATATTCCTCTCGTCCTTAATAACGTAAGTATTCAGGATGATTATGAGGGTGACTTTACAACCAGAAGAGCATTGATTTATACTTTACAATTCACTGCTAAGACTTACATGTTTGGTCCTATTGCGGATTCTTCCGATGGACTCATCAGAAAAGTTCAAGTCGATTATCACACAGAGACTGATCAAACTATTGCTAAGAGAGAGCAAAGATATACTGCTGTTCCCGATCCTATTAATGCTGATCCAGCAGATGATTTTGGATTCTCTGAAGAAACTTTGTTCTTCACAGATTCTAGACAATATAGTCCTACCCAACAAACGGATATTTAATCATGGCTGGATATGATGGTATCGATGATGCATTAGATACAACTAGTGAAACATTAGAAGTAAAACCTGTCAAGAAGCAGAAACCCGATAGGTTGACGAAAAGTGATGTTGACAAAGACTACGAATATACCAGAGGACAACTGTACTCTATCATTGAGAAGGGACAAGAAACTTTAGATGGTGTCTTAGAATTAGCACAAGAAACTAACTCACCCAGAGCATATGAGGTTGCTGGTCAGTTGATCAAGAATGTTTCTGACGCAACAGATAAACTCCTCAAATTGCAAAAGGAATTGAAAGATCTAAATGCTGAAGATAAGAAAGGTCCATCCCATGTAACCAATAACGCATTGATCGTTGGTACAACTGCTGAGTTGCAGAAGTTGATCAAGCAGGGTCTCATGGATGAAAAGAAATAAATAAGTTATAATACTTTGTAGAAAGCATGGCATTGAATGAAAACAAAAGTGGTGATTCTTCTCTGCGTGACTGGTTTGGCAAGAGTAAGTCTTCTGATGGCACCCCTGGTTGGGTTCAATTGGGTGGTAAATACGCAGGAAAACCCTGTGCCAAACAGCCAGGTCAAACCACCAAACCAAAGTGCGGTTCCAGCAAAATGAAGCGTGCTCTCTCCAAAGATGAGGAGGAAGCAGCATTTCGTCGTAAGCAGAAACAAGATCCCAATCCCGATAGAAAGGGTAAAGCAATCAACGTAAAGACTGAAGGTGTCTCTACTGATGTTGAGGTTCCTTCAAAGAATCTCAAAGCACTTGCTGCTAGAGCAGTCAAGAGAATTGATGCCGATGTTGATGGTGATGTAGATACCTCAGATCCCAAGACTCAGGAGATGGGTGAATTTATTCCTTCACCTGATGGTAAGAAAAAAATTAAAACTAAAGTGCAGAGAGAATCTACTAAACTTTTGTCTCCCAAAGAACTCCTTGGTGAGAAATGCTGGAAGGGATATACTGCTAAGGGTTTAAAGAAGAAAGGTAACCGTATGGTTCCAAACTGTGTACCTGTTGGTGAGGAAGCAATTGAGGAGAGATCTCTTACTACAGGTGAAGAGAAAGATAAAGAGAAGTATGTAAAAGGTATGAAGAAATCTGTCAAAGATTTCAAGTCACGTTATGGTGATGATTATAAATCAGTGATGTATGCAACTGCCACTAAGATGGCAAAGGAGGAAGTAGTTGATGAGGCAGCAGCATGGACCAGAAAGGCAGGAAAGAATAAGTCAGGTGGGCTCAACGAGAAAGGAAGAAAGAGCTATGAAGCAGAAAATCCAGGAAGCGATCTTAAGAGACCTTCAAAGAAAGTTGGGAACCCTCGTCGAAAGAGCTTTTGTGCGAGAATGAAAGGAATGAAGAAGAAACTCACTTCTTCAAAAACTGCTAACGATCCCGATAGCAGGATCAATAAGTCCCTTAGAGCTTGGAATTGCTGACATGAATGCGATAAAAATTTTAGGTGAATCCACACAAGTAAATGCTGGATCTGGAACATCAGTTCCTGGTTCAGACAATAGTAGTCTTGGATCTGCTATTGGTGCAGAATATGTATTGCTTCAACATAGTCATTCTTCTGATCGTCTTGTAGAAATCAGAACGGGTGCTGGTGTGACATATGGTAGTGTACATCTAGCAGGAAAAGATCCAATTATTGTTTATAAAGCAAGAACGGATTTGATTTATTCAAGTGCATCAGACGTATATGCAACATCGGTAGTGTATCAAGGATAATCTTTTAGTATGAGTGATGACATTTATCTTGGTAATCCGAATCTAAAAAAGGCAAATACGCCGATTCAATTTACCAAAGAACAAGTTACTGAATTTATTAAGTGTAAAAAAGATCCAGTATACTTTGCAGCAAAGTATGTAAAGATTGTCTCTCTTGATGAGGGTTTGGTTCCTTTTGACATGTACAAGTTTCAGAAGAAACTTATCAAGAACTTCCACAATAACAGATTTAATATCTGTAAGATGCCACGTCAGACTGGTAAATCTACTACAGTAGTTTCCTTTCTGTTGCATTATGCTGTCTTCAATGACAATGTAAACATTGGCATCCTGGCAAACAAAGCAGCAACTGCTAGAGAACTTCTCGGTAGGTTACAAACTGCTTACGAAAACTTACCAAAGTGGATGCAGCAAGGTATCATTGCATGGAACAAAGGTTCATTGGAGTTAGAAAATGGCAGTAAAATATTGGCAGCATCTACATCTGCAAGTGCTGTCAGAGGTATGTCGTTCAACATCATCTTTCTCGACGAGTTCGCATTCGTCCCGAATCACATTGCTGACTCGTTCTTTGCCTCTGTTTATCCTACTATTACTTCTGGTAAAAGCACAAAAGTAATTATTGTATCTACCCCTCACGGTATGAATCACTTCTACCGTATGTGGCATGATGCCGAACGTGGTCGAAATGATTATATTCCTACAGAAGTACACTGGTCAGAAGTTCCGGGTAGGAATGCTAAATGGAAAAAGCAAACTATTGCTAACACTTCAGAAGAACAGTTCCGGGTTGAGTTTGAGTGCGAATTCCTTGGATCTGTAGATACATTAATCAGTGTGGCAAAACTGAAGACTCTTGTTTATAATGATCCCATTAAGAAAAACGCAGGGTTAGATATCTATGAGAATCCAATCGATGATCACAGTTACATTATCACGGTGGATACTGCGAGAGGAATTGATGGTGACTATTCCGCTTTTATTATATTTGATATTACCGATTTCCCATACAGGGTAGTAGCAAAATATAAGAACAATGAAATCAAACCGATGCTATTCCCTAGTATCATTCATGATCTTGCAAAGGCATATAATTACGCTTACACATTAATTGAAGTTAATGATATTGGTGACCAGGTAGCATCTATCCTATTCTTTGACCTTGAGTATGAGAACGTATTGATGTGTTCTATGCGTGGACGTGCTGGTCAGATTGTCGGTTCTGGTTTCTCTGGTAAGAAGTCTCAACTTGGTGTCAGAATGACATCGGCAGTTAAGAAGTTGGGTTGTTCTAACCTGAAGACACTGTTAGAAGATGACAAGTTGGCAACATGTGACTATGACATTATTGCAGAGTTGACAACCTTTGTACAAAGAAAGAATACATTCATGGCAGAAGAAGGTTGCCATGATGACTTGGCAATGTGTCTTGTTATTTTCTCTTGGTTGGTAGCACAAGACTACTTCAAAGAGATGACTGAACAAGATGTTCGAAAGAGAATCTATGAAGATCAGAAGAATCAGATTGAACAAGACATGGCACCATTTGGTTTCTTAAATGATGGCATACATGATGATGCTGGTTTTGTAGATAGTGAAGGAACTAGATGGAGTTCTGGTGCTGAATATGGTGACAGATCCTTTATGTGGGAATATCTCTGATGGATATTGAAGAGGAATTTATATTAGAACATCTTCTTTTCAAACAAAGAAAATGTAAAACATGTGGTAAGGTTAAAGATCTTATGACTGATTTTTATTTGACTAGAAAAGACAGAGGTGGAGCTCCATCAGCATATTCTTATGAATGTAAACCATGCACTATTGATAGAGTTCTAAGAAATCGGATGGATAACGACCATGAAGCAAAGTGGGAGTATCCTGACTGGTAGTGTGTTTTCGCAGTGTTTCCGCATCGTAAACATACCTTTTAATAAATAACTCTAGCATAATTTGGACACGAAAGGAGAGAAAGATGCCACTGAATTTAGCATCTCCTGGTATTGTCGTAAGGGAAGTAGACCTTACGGCTGGACGCGTAGATCCCACTTCTGATAAAGTTGCTGGCATCGTTGCTCCATTTGAAAAAGGACCAGTAGAAACTCCCACATTAGTCGAAACTGAAGCAGACTTGCTTAACAATTTCGGTGAACCCCATGCAGCAAATAACCAATATGAGTATTGGTATACTGCTTCTTCCTATCTTGCCTATGGTGGGGTAGCAAGAGTTGTAAGATCAGACAATGCTGGTCTCTACAATGGTAAAGTTGGATCTGCAACTAGTATCAAGGTTAAGAGTCCAGAGGACTACACCAACCAAGGGTATGATACTAACACGATCAACAATGTTACCTTTGTTGCCAAGAACCCAGGAACCTGGTCAAACGGTCTCAAAGTTGCCATTATTGATGGTAAAGCAGACCAAAGACTGACTGGTTATTCTGGTACAGCTCTACAGGTTGGATACGGTGTTACTCAGAGAGTACCTGCCAACACTGTTGTTCCTGGTGCCGGATCGACTTCTGTTCTCGATGGTTACTTCAAAGGAGTTGTCACCAACGTAGACGGAACCAATGTTGATGTTAAGTTTGTAGCACACGTTGCTGCTGACAATACTGTAACCAACAGAGACTATACACCTGGTGGTATCTACAGATTCTCTAACACTGCTAACGGTGCTGATAGTGTTACCGCATTGTTCATCTATGACAATGCATCTAACGAACAGGGTCTGTCAACCTACACTGCACAGTTAGACTGGTTCGATCAGCAATCAATCACTCTCACTGGATCTACCGTTAAGTGGAACAGAGTTGCCGAAAGACCAACCACAACTGCTTACGGTGCTGCTCGCAATGCTAGAAACGATGAGGTTCATGTCGTAGTATATGACGATCTCGGTAAAGTTTCTGGTAATGCTGGTACATTGCTTGAGAAGCATCTGGGTCTGTCTAAAGCAACTGATGCTGAGTTCTCTGCTGGAACTGATCAATACTGGAGAGGTTGGTTACAATTCCAATCTCAGAATATCTTCGGTGGTGGTCAACCAACAGGTGTTGTAACAACTGGTTTCGCAGCTGGTGCTGGTGGAACTACGTTCACCCTGGCAGGTGATGGTGGATGGGATCAGAAAGCATCTGATACTACCTTCGATGCATATGGAAACGAAACCCTGACACTCTCTGGTGGTAAGGACTACGGTAACACAACTGGCATTACTACAAATGCTGGACTGATGGTTAACGTTGGTGATCTTGCTACAGGTTATGACCTGTTCGAAAATCCAGATAGTTATGACATCGATTACCTGCTGATGGGATCTGGTGCTCATGGCATGGCAGAAACCCAAGCAATTGCCAACAAGATTGTTGCTGTTGCTGAAGAAAGAAAGGATGCCGTCGCATTTGTTTCTCCATATCGTCAAGCATTCCTTGCTGACGGTGCTATGATCTCACTCAATAGCACATCGACAATCACTGACAACCTGGTAAGTTACTACTCTGCTATCACCTCATCTTCTTATGCGGTGTTCGATAGCAGTTACAAGTACACCTATGACAGATTCGGTGATACCTTCAGATATGTCCCAATGAACGGTGACATGGCTGGTCTGTGTGCAAGAAACGACATTAACAACTTCCCATGGTTCTCTCCTGCAGGAACCACAAGAGGTGCAATCCTGAATGCCGTTAAGTTGGCATACAACCCAACCAAGGCACAGAGAGATGTTCTTTACTCTAACAGAGTAAACCCTGTCATCTTCTCACCTGGTTCCGGTATTGTTCTGTTCGGTGATAAGACTGCTCTGGCAAGAGCATCTGCCTTCGATAGAATCAACGTTCGTCGTCTGTTCATCTATCTGGAGAAAGCAATTTCTGCTGCTGCCAGAGATCAGATGTTCGAATTCAACGATGAGATTACTAGAACAAACTTTGTTAGCATCGTTGAGCCTTTCCTGCGTGATGTTCAGGCAAAGAGAGGCATCACTGACTTCGTAGTCAAGTGTGATGAGACGAATAACACTGCTGCAGTGATCGATAACAATGAATTTGTTGCCGATATCTACATCAAACCAAATCGTTCCATCAACTTCATCGGTCTGACCTTCGTTGCCACTCGCACGGGTGTCAGCTTTGAGGAAGTTCTCGGAGTATAATCTAAAGAGGTAACAAACCGATGGCAGACTTAATTCAACAACAAAATCCCCCAAAGACAGCTGATCGTACTATCGACAGATTCAAAAGCAGATTGTCTGGTGGCATCGCCAGACCTAATCTGTTTGAGGTTGTTCTGACCTTCCCCGATGGTGTAGTCGATCCTAGCGTAAATGATCTGGATTCCAAGTCCAGATTCCTGGTAAAAGGTGCAAACCTTCCAGCATCCAACATCACACCAATCACCATTCCTTTCAGAGGACGTAATCTCAAGATTGCTGGTGACAGAACATTCGATGTATGGACCATCACTGTTATCAACGATACTGACTTTGCGATCAGAGGTTCCTTCGAAAGATGGATGAACTCTGTTGCTAAGGTATCCGATAACTCTGGTAACACAGATCCACTGGATTATCAGACTGATGCTATTGTCCACCAACTTGGACGTGCTCCTGTAACTGGTGGTGCTGGTGCTCAAGAAAGTGCAACTGATCAACCCATTCTTAGAAGTTATCAGTTCCATGGAATCTTCCCAACTGCAGTTTCTGCAATTGATCTGAACTACGATAACACTGATGCTATCGAAGAGTTCACTGTTGAACTTCAAGTTCAGTGGTGGGAAGCCGTTGGAAACGGTGGTACTATTGCCTGATAAATAGTACAATAAACGCAAACTTTAAGATGGCAAGGTTGTTTGGTTTTTCGATTGAGGAAAACGACGATAAATCAAAAGGTGTAGTCAGTCCTGTTCCTCCCACTCAGGAGGACGGGGCTGATTTTTATGTCTCTACAGCTTTTGGTAGCCAGACAATTGATTTTGAGGGTGTTTACAAGAGTGAGTATGAACTGATTCGTAGATATCGTGAGATGGCACTCCATCCAGAGTGTGATCAAGCGATTGAAAACGTAATCAATGAAGCTATTGTAAGTGATCTAGATGATTCTCCTGTTGAAATTGATCTGAGCAACTTGAATGCTAGTGATGGCATCAAGGATAAAATTAGAAAAGAATTTAAGCACATCAAAGATCTTCTAGACTTTGATAAAAAATCTCATGAGATCTTCCGTAACTGGTATGTTGATGGAAGAATTTATTACAACAAAGTAATTGATATCAAGAGACCTCAGGATGGTATTCAAGAGTTGAGATATATCGATGCTCTGAAGATGAGGTATGTAAGAAAAGAGAAGAACAAGAATAAAGATAGAGCAGATCTGTTTAACACAAAATCTGTAGATGATGCACAGAGAGTTGTCTTCCCAGAACTAGAAGATTACTTTATCTACACACCAAAGATTAATTACCCCACTACAGTCCCATCGATGGGTGGTGGACAGAAAGGTATTAAGTTTGCTCCAGATTCTATTTCATATTGCACATCCGGTCTTGTAGATAGAAACCGTCACACTGTACTTTCCTATCTGCAGAAGGCAACTAAGTCTCTCAATCAACTGAGAATGATTGAAGATTCTCTGGTTATCTACCGTTTGAGCAGAGCACCAGAACGTAGAATCTTCTACATCGATGTAGGTAATCTACCTAAGGTAAAGGCAGAACAATATCTGCGTGATGTTATGAATCGTTATCGTAACAAGCTTGTGTATAATGCACAGACTGGTGAGATTCGTGACGATAAGAAATACATGAGCATGCTGGAAGATTTCTGGCTGCCACGTCGTGAAGGTGGTAGAGGAACTGAGATCACCACTCTGCCAGGTGGACAGAATTTAGGTGAACTGTCTGATATTGAATACTTCCAGAAGAAACTTTATAGATCTCTGGGTGTACCAGAATCTAGAATGCCTGGTTCTGGTGATGGTTTCAACCTTGGACGTTCTTCTGAGATTCTTCGTGATGAGATTTCTTTCAGTAAGTTTGTAGGTAGACTGCGCAAGAGATTTAGCAATCTGTTCTTAGATATGCTGAAAACTCAACTGCTGCTTAAGAATATCTGCACTCCTGAAGATTGGGAGATCATGTCTGAGCACATTCAGTTCGATTATCTTTATGATAATCACTTTGCTGAACTGAAAGAAGCAGAACTGATGAACAACAGAATGGCACTCCTTCAACAGGTAGAACCATATGTTGGTAGATACTACTCTACTGAGTATGTCCGCAGAAAAGTTCTGAGACAGAAAGATACTGAGATTCTTGAGATCGATGCTCAGATCGAAGATGAAATCGAAAGAGGTATCATCCCAGATCCTAACGATCAAATGCTTGAAATGGAACCTGGTATGCAACCAGGAATGGAGCAACAACCCCCTGAAGAAAATATGCGTCAGAGGGGAAATGAAATGACTGACACTGATTTAGATGTCGGCGTAATATAAATAACCAATATACTACAATATTAAGAAAATGAACGACGTTATTGATCTTATTGCTACGGATTCTTCCGCGTCTGAGATCAGTGATAAAATCAAGGATTTGCTTTTTAACAAAGCAGCAGAAAGAGTTGACGCACTTAGACCACACGTTGCCAATTCTCTTTTTGATGGAGAGTCAGAAGGTGAAGAAATTGAAACCACTGATACAGAAGTAGAGGAGAACTAATGGCTAGATTACTAGTTTTAGGTGACGAAATCACCGTTGCTGCTGGAGCTGGTAACAGTACCACAGTTGACAGTGCCACTGTTGTCAGAGTACTAAATGCTTCTGGTAGCACGGTTCAAATTATTGTTCAAAATTCTTCCTTTGCTGGTATTGGATCTTTTACCATGTTAAACAGCACTTCGGAGTTGATTGAGAAGAAGGCAACCGATCTTATCCATAGCACTGGTGGAACCGTTAGACTCGCAAAAGTAGGATTTACAGGCTAATCAAATGAAACTTATTAGAGAGGAAATCGAAAACGTAGAGGTTATCGTTGAACAACGCAACGGTAAGAAGAATCTCTACATTGAGGGTGTATTCCTTCAGGGAGACATCAAGAATCGTAATGGCAGAATGTATCCTGCTGAAACTCTTGCTAAAGAAGTAGGTAGATACAATGAGTCTTTCATTCAGAAAGGACGTGCTCTTGGAGAACTTGGTCATCCTGATGGTCCTACGATTAACCTTGATCGTGTTTCCCACAAGATTACCTCTCTGAGACAGGAAGGTTCTAACTGGGTAGGTAGAGCACAGATTCTTTCTACTCCCATGGGAACCATTGCCAAGAACCTTCTTGATGAAGGTGTCAAACTCGGTGTTTCTTCCAGAGGCATGGGTTCTCTGAAAGAAGATCGTAATGGTATTAAGGTAGTTGGTGAAGACTTTATGCTTGCCACTGCTGCTGATATCGTTGCAGATCCTTCTGCTCCAGATGCTTTTGTAAATGGCATCATGGAAGGTAAGGATTGGGTTTGGGATGGTGGAATTCTCCGCGAAAAGTATGCTGAGAAAACCTATAAGAAAGTCAATACTCTTGTCGATCAAAGAAGACTTGAGGAAAATAAACTAAATCTATTTCAAGATTTCTTACAAAATCTCTGAAATAATAAATAAATACAGATTATCACTAGTCTAATAAATCGGAGCAACCGAAAAATGTCCGCTGGTAACGAATTACAAGAAATGGAAAATCCCGTAACAAGGGGTGCGAAAGCCGCAGACCCCATGGATACCTCCAAGAAAGCATCTTATACTGCTGCTCAAGGTACAGTAGAAGATCTTGGTGGTCCTACCCCTGAAAACTATAAGCCCGATGATATGTCGGCTGCACTCAAGGCTCCTTCTCTGGCAACAGTAAAGGATATCGTTAATAAGGGTGCAAAACCTGCTGAAGCAATGCCTAAGGCACCTAAGTATGCTGAAGAAACTGAGGCTGAGGAAGGTCAAGAGGTAGTTGCGGAAACTGAAGAGAAGACAGAAGATGCTATCGTAGAGACTCCTGAAGTTTCTGTTGATCAAGATCTTGCTGCTCTGTTCGGTGGTGAGGAACTCAGTGAAGAGTTCCAAGAAAAGGCAAAGACAATTTTCGAGGCTGCTCTGACAGCCAAGGTTAGTGAAGTCCAAGAAACTCTTGCTGCTGAATACGAAAAGGCTCTCTCTGAGAACCTTGTTTCGGTTAAGGAAGAGTTGGTAGAAAGACTCGATGCATATCTTGAGTATGTCGCTGATGAGTGGCTTACTGAGAATGCCATCGAAGTTGAGCATGGTCTGAAGACCGAAATGACTGATTCGTTCCTTACTGGAATGAAGAGTCTCTTTGAAGATCATTATGTCACTATCCCTGACGATAAGTACAATGTTCTTGAGAGCATGGTAGATAAACTTGATGAAATGGAGTCTAAACTCAACGAGCAAATTGAGAAGAATGTTGCTCTTACAGGAAGACTTGCTGAGACCACTGCTGAAGGTATCTTCGCAAAGGTAACAGAAGGTCTTGCTGATACACAAAAAGAAAAGCTTGCTTCTTTAGTTGAAGGTGTTGAGTTTGCGGGTGAAGAAGAATACCGTGAAAAGATTGTTACCCTGAGGGAATCATATTTCCCTTCTGAGAAGGGTACTACTGCTGCAACTGAGACACTTTCGGAAGCCGTCTCTGATCCAGAACCAGAATTGGGATCTGGTCACATGGCTGCCTATCTCAGAGCACTTACCATTAAATAATAAATCCTCAAACTTAAACTAAAGGAGAACAATGTTCAATTCAGATAAACTTATGGAGAAGTGGGGTCCTCTGCTGAATGCAGAGTCCTGCGATCCTATCAAAGACTCCCACAGAAAGGCTGTTACTGCCGTTCTGCTTGAGAACCAAGAGCAATTCCTGCGTGAGCAGCATGCTTTTGACAACGGTGGAATGCTGAACGAATCCCCCACCAATGCTGCTAATGCTGCTGGTGCTTCCGGTGGTTTCAGTGGTGGTGCTGATGCATCCGGTCCTGTTGCTGGTTTCGACCCCGTTCTGATCTCCCTGATCAGACGTTCTATGCCTAACCTGGTTGCTTATGACCTGGCTGGTGTTCAACCAATGAATGGTCCTACTGGACTGATCTTCGCAATGCGTTCCCGCTACTCCACTCAGGGTGGCACAGAAGCTCTGTTCGACGAGCCCGATACCGCATTCTCCTCTACAAGGGATGGTGCTCTTTCTGGCAACTACTCTGGTCAACCCTTCACTGGAGCCGCAGTTGGTTTCGGTACTACAGGTGATCAGCGTGGAACCAACCCTGCTGTACTGTCTGGTGCTGGTACAACCACTGGCATTGGTACTCAGTATAACGTCGGTCAAGGTATGGAGACCGGCACTTCCGAGTCTCTTGGAGAGACCGGTGAGCAGGACTTCGGTGAAATGGCTTTCTCGATCGAGAAAGTTACCGTTACTGCTAAGTCCCGTGCTCTGAAGGCAGAATACTCCCTGGAACTGGCACAAGACCTTAAGGCAATCCACGGTCTGAATGCTGAAGCCGAACTGGCTAACATCCTCAGCACTGAGATCCTTGCTGAAATCAACCGTGAGGTTATCCGTTCGATCTACAAGGTTGCTGAGAACGGTGCTCAGGCAAACGTTGCCACTGCAGGTACATTCGACCTCGACGTTGACTCCAACGGTAGATGGTCGGTTGAGAAGTTCAAAGGACTTCTGTTCCAGATCGAAAGAGATGCCAACCGCATTGCACAAAGAACTCGTAGAGGGAAGGGTAACATCATCCTGACTTCTGCTGATGTTGCTTCTGCTCTGACCATGGCTGGTGTATTGGATTACACCCCTGCTCTGAATGCTAACCTGAACGTCGATGACACCGGCAACACATTTGCTGGCACCATCAACGGTAAGTACAGAGTCTACATCGACCCATTCTCTGCCAACAGTGCTGCTAACCAGTACTACGTTGTCGGTTACAAGGGTTCCAGCCCCTATGATGCTGGTCTGTTCTACTGTCCTTATGTTCCCCTCCAGATGGTTCGTGCCGTTGGAGAGAACACCTTCCAGCCCAAAATTGGCTTTAAGACCCGTTATGGTCTTATCTCCAACCCATTTGCTGAAGGCAATGCCAACAACCAAGGACTTGGACGTGTATATCCTGGTGTTAACCGTTACTACCAGAGAGTACGTGTTCAGAACCTCATGTGATATAATAGATATCCGTGTGAAGGAAGTGCAGGGGACCGAAAGGTCCCCTTTTTTTATGCCAATAAATAAGGTTGTAAAGTCTAAGTCATCATGTCTGCACCAAGAAGAGACCCGTTTGACAAACAGATTCAAAACAGAAACTATCTTTCTGATGTTGGGTTTAAGTTTAGTTTGGCAAAGGCACCTAAAGTTGATTTCTTTTCAAACACAGCAACCCTTCCTGGATTGACTCTTGGTGTTGTTAATCAACCAAGTTATTTGAAAGAGATTCCATTACCAGGAGACAGACTGGTATATGACGATCTAGAACTTACATTCATTGTTGATGAAGAACTAGAGAACTGGATGGCAATCCACAATTGGATGCGTGGATTAGGTTTTCCAAATAGCATTGGTGACTTTATTAGTGAAGTAACTAATGATGATGGTTTGGTTGAAAGAGAAAGACAGTATAGTGACGGTACACTAATTGTCCTCAACAATCAATTTAACAGTGTTGCTAGAGTAAAATTTACTGATCTGTTCCCAGTAAGTCTATCTGCACTCAGATTCGATGCAACAAACCAGGACTATCAGACTATTACTGCGACAGCAACTTTCAAATATTTGATTTATAATGTAGAGTTAGTGACACGTACCACATGAATCTAGACCTTATTAATGAGATGTGGTCGCAAGACTCCATCATTGATCCAGACAACTTGCATGAAGAGTCAATCAAGACTCCCAGATTACACGCCAAATATCACGAACTATATAATACAGTGCTTCTCTTGAAAAAGAAAGAAGAGCACAACCACAAAACAAAATATCTTGAACGCAGAAATTATTACAATGGTAAGGCAGATCCAGAAGTCTACGAAGACGATCCCTTCCCATATAAAGTAAGAGAGAAAGACTCTCTCAATTATCACTTGGATGCTGATCCAGCACTCCAAAAAATTCGATTAAAAATTGATTACCATGATGCCATGCTCACGTATCTTGAGAGCATATTGAAGCAGATAAGCAATCGAACTTATCAAATCAAGAACGCAATTGAGTGGCAGAATTTCCAAAGAGGATTCTGATGATTTCTATATCAAAGAAGAACGAGGTATACCTCAGAATTGAGGCAGAGCCCCATGTCTATATGGAGCTTTCGGATACGTTTACCTTTGATGTACCTGGTGCAAAATTCATGCCACAGTATCGTAACAAATACTGGGATGGCAAGATCAGATTGTTCAATCAATCTAACGGTGAGATCTATGCCGGTCTGCTTCACAAGGTAGTCAAATTCTGTGAAGAGATGAAGTATGAATTCTCTTTCAAGAATAACAAATACTATGGTCTACCCTTTGAGAGAAATGAGATGATCTCTCAGGAGGGTGTAAAGGATTATATGAAGTCTATTTCTCGGTATGATCCGAGACCTTATCAAATAGAGGGAGTATATGATGCTCTAAGACACAATAGAAGGTTAATGATATCTCCCACTGCTTCTGGTAAATCTCTGATGATTTACTCAATCGTGAGATATTATACAGATCACAGCAAAAACATCCTGCTAGTAGTTCCAACGACTTCTCTCGTAGAGCAGATGTATAAAGACTTTCAGGATTATGGTTGGGATGTTGAGTCATATTGCCACAAGGTATATGCTGGTAAGGAGAAAGATACTGGTGCTCCAGTAGTAATTACAACCTGGCAATCTATCTATAAGTTACCGAAAAGTTACTTTGAGAGATTTGAAGTTGTTATTGGTGACGAAGCTCATCTGTTCAAGTCTAAGTCCCTTATAAGCATCATGACAAAGTTGTGTGATGCAAAGTATCGATATGGGTTCACAGGCACCTTAGACGGCACACAGACCCATAAGTGGGTGTTAGAGGGACTGTTTGGACCTGCACATAAAATTATCGGTACTGACGAACTTATTCAGAAAGGTTATCTTGCTAATTTTAACGCCAAAATTTTGTTATTGAAACACTCTCCTCAAAAGTTTGACACATATGAAGATGAAGTGCAATACTTAATAACACATGAAAAGAGAAATAAATTTATTAGAAACCTTGCATGTGACCAGAAAGGCAACACTCTTGTACTCTTTTCTAGAGTAGAAGATCATGGTCAAGTATTATACGATTTAATAAATAGCAATGTAAAAGAAGACAGAAAAGTATTCTTCATCCACGGTGGTGTTGATGTAGAAGAAAGAGAGAGTGCAAGATCAATTACAGAAGCAGAAACCAACGCAATCATCATTGCTTCTTACGGTACTTTTTCAACTGGAATTAATATTAAGAATCTACATAACGTCATCTTTGCCTCACCTTCAAAGTCCAGAGTAAGAAACCTCCAGAGTATTGGTAGGGTTCTTAGAAAGGGTAGTAACAAATTTGCTGCCACACTATTCGATATTGCAGACGATTGCAGTTATAAGACAAGAAGAAATTACACACTCAACCACTTAGTAGAGAGAATCAAAATCTATAATGAAGAAGATTTTAACTATGAAATAGTAAACATTAATTTTAAAGAAAATGCAAGATGACTTTTACTGCGTTCTAAAACTAGTTACTGGAGAAGAAATATTCTCCACTGCCATGTTTGATAAAGATAAAGAAGGCAAACATGTAGTAATCCTAGAAAATCCTGTGATTATGAAAGTAATCAAGAGAGGATTTCACTCTGGTGTAAAGATAGAACCTTGGATGAAAATATCTGATGAAGAAGTCTTTACCATCCCAATGGATAAAGTTATTACTATTTCAGAAATTACAAACAAAGATATCATCAAATTCTATAAGAAGTATCTAGATGAAGATCTTCTAGAAGAGGATGAAGATGATGATGGTAGCAAACAGGTAACACCTGATCAGAAGATGGGTTACTTAGGAACTGTACCTGAAGCTAGAATTAAACTAGAAGAAATATATAAGCTAGAGATCTCCGATCAACCCTGACAGAGTTAGTCTACATGTGTTTTCATTACTTGTCAAGTGTTGATTTTATGTTATAATATGAATACATTTAGAGATAGACAAATGCCATGCCTTTCAAACAGAGATCAGAACATTATGTAAACAACAAAGAATTGCTTGAGGCAATGGTCGTTTATCGATCAAAGGTTGAAAAGTCTTATAAGAAACATTTCAATGTAGACCTTAGTGATTTTGAAGAACAAGTTGCCAGAAAAGAAAGAGCAAAGAGGTGGCCAGGTAAACCACGTATTCCAAATTACCTAGGTGACTGTTTTCTGAAGATTGCAACTCACTTGTCATACAAACCAAACTTTGTTAATTACATGTTCAGAGAAGATATGATCTCTGATGGTATTGAAAATTGTGTTCAGTATATCCATAACTTTGATCCAGAGAAGTCAAAGAATCCTTTTGCATACTTCACTCAAATTATTCACTATGCATTCCTGCGTAGGATTCAGAAAGAGAAGAAGCAATTAGAAATTAAAACTAAAATTATTGAGAAGACAGGATACGATCATGTCATGGTTGTAGAGGATGGTGCAAACGGTACGTCTTCCGATTATAATAGTATTAAAGAAAAAATTCATCACAAACTCAATCGTCAATGAAGTGTGCCATAATTACTGACCAACACTTTGGTGCTAGAAAGGGTAGTAAGTTTTTTCATGAATACTTTTTAAAGTTCTACAATGAAGTATTTTTCCCAACTCTTGAGAGAGAATCTATCAAGTGTGTTCTCGATCTCGGGGATACTTTTGATCACCGTAGGCAAATTGATCTCTGGGCTCTGGACTGGGCTAAGACGAATTATTATGACCGTCTTAGGGATCTTGGGGTGGACGTTTACACTGTTGTGGGAAATCACACTGCCTACTACAAAAACACTAATGAGGTTAACACTGTCAGTCTTCTATTACGAGAGTATGATAACGTCGTCAGTATTTCTTCTGCTGCCGAACATGTAATTGATGGACGCAAGATTTTATTCTTGCCATGGATCAACGATGAAAATCGTAAAGAGACGTACAATGCCATTGATTCAAGTGATGCAGAGATTGCCATGGGTCACCTTGAATTGAACGGATTCAGAGCACACAGAGGACACGTTCAGGAAGAGGCAAGAGATGATATCAGATTGATTCAGAAGTTCAAGAAAGTATTCTCTGGACACTATCACACTAGATCTGATGATGGTAAGGTATTCTATCTTGGCAATCCTTATGAGATGTTCTGGAATGATGTGAATGATTGTAGAGGGTTTCATATCTTTGATACTGAGACTCTAGAACACACACCAGTTAATAATCCAAATAGGATGTTCTACAACATTTACTATGAGGATCAACCACATCAACTTTTTGATGTTACCGAATATCAGAACAAAATCTGCAAGGTGATTGTTCGACAGAAATCAGATGCAAAAGAGTTTGAAAAATTCATTGACAAGATTACCAGTGTTGCCACAGAGGTAAAAATTATTGAGAATTTTGTACTGGAAGAGAATGAAGACTTTGAAGTAGAAGAGTCTGAGAACACCATGTCTATTCTTAATCGATACATTGATGAATCAGAAACAGAACTAGATAAGAATATTATCAAAGGTTTGTTTGAGTCAATCTATCGAGAGGCATGTGAAGTAGAATAATGTTTTTGCTAGCATCAAAATCAGCAACTGGAGCCTACGCAGTAGTAGATGAAAGGGGTGAGAATGTTCTTTTTCTGTTTGAGGAAGAGGATGATGCTGAGAGATATTTGGGACTACTTTGGGAGAATGATGAGAACCATAAGAAATTAAATGTAGTAGAAGTAGACGATGAGCTTGCCATGAAGGCATGTGACGCTTATAATTACAAATACTGTGTGATTAAGTCTGAAGACATTGTGATTCCACCAAAGCAAGAAGATGATTCTGTTTGAAAAAATTACTTGGAAGAATTTTTTGAGCACAGGTGATGTGCCAACTACAATTTCTTTCGTTGAGAATGAAACCAATCTAATTGTTGGTAGCAATGGTGCTGGTAAGTCCACTATTCTGGATGCACTGTGCTTTGTTTTGTTCAACAAACCATATCGTAAGATCAACAAACCACAGTTGATCAACTCTGTCAATGAGAAGAACTGTGTGGTTGAGATTGATTTCAAAGTTGGCAGTAGACAATACACTGTACGACGTGGTATCAAACCAAACGTATTTGATATTATTGTCAATGGTGAGATGCTTCACAAGGAAGCAGACGATCGTGCTAATCAGAAGATCCTAGAAGAGCATATTCTCAAACTGAACTATAAGTCATTTACTCAGATTGTGATTCTTGGATCTGCTGGGTTCACTCCTTTCATGCAACTGACATCAACTCACCGACGTGAGGTGATTGAGGACTTGCTTGATATTCGTGTGTTCTCTGCAATGAATAATCTGATCAAAGAAGACATTCGTCAGAATAAAGAAGTTATTAGATCTCTTGATGTCAAAAAGAATGCTGCCAAAGATAAAGTGCAGATGCAAGAAGACTTCATTGAGAATCTAGAAGAACGTGGAATGGAAGTCATCAATCAGAAGTATGCAAAGATCAAGACGATTGATCTTGAGATTGATGAACTGTCTTTGAAGAATAGAGATCTGAATAAGAAGATTGATGGTAAGACCAAAGATGTTGAATCTTTCAATGGTGCCACTAAAAAACTTCGTAAGTTGGGTACATTGCGTGGTGCAATCTCTAATAAAGTATCAACCCTTACAGAACATAAAGGGTTCTTTGAAACTAATACGGTTTGTCCCACCTGTCAGCAGGATATTGAAGAAGACTTTCGCCTAGATAGAATTAGTGAAGCTCAATCTAAGTTACAGGAACTCCAAGAAGGTTTTAAACAACTGGAGGAGTCGATAAAGGAGGAAGAAAATCGAGAGCTTCTCTTCACCAAACTTACTAAGGAGATTACATCCCTATCACATGACATTTCTCAGAACAATACTAGAATATCTGGGCTGCAAAGACAGTCAAGAGATCTACAATCGGAAGTTCAAGTTGTTACCGATCAGTTACAAAACCGATCTGCTGAACATGAGAAACTAGAACATTTAAGGGAAGGGCTACAATCACTATTTGATCAGCTTGCGAAGAAAAAGCAAGAGATCAATTATCAAAATTTCGCACATAATCTCCTGAAGGATGGTGGAGTAAAAACAAAAATTATCAAGAAGTATCTCCCCCTGATCAATCAGCAGGTAAATCGTTATCTTCAGTTGATGGATTTCTACATCAACTTCAAACTAGATGAAGAATTTGTTGAGACTATCCAATCTCCGATTCATGACAAGTTCTCATATTCTTCATTTAGTGAAGGTGAAAAAATGCGAATTGATTTGGCCCTTCTCTTTACATGGAGAGAGGTTGCAAGGTTTAAAAATTCTGCAAACACTAATCTCCTGATCATGGATGAGGTGTTTGATAGTTCACTGGATGGATTCGGTACAGACGAATTCCTGAAGATCATCCGGTATGTCATCAAAGGTGCTAACATCTTTGTCATCAGTCACAAGACAGAACTCTTGGATAAGTTCGAAAATGTGCTAAAATTTGACAAGGTAAAAGGTTTTAGTAAACTCTTGTCATGACAGGACTTCCTCTGTTCTACACACAAACATCTAATAAACCATATGATAGGCACCACTACAAGGTGGTTGCTAGCAATGGTGAAGCAATCAAAGTAGAAGCATACGATCAAGCACAAGGAATCTGGTTTCAGAAGAATCCATTCCTTTCACATATTGAAATCCTAGACAAACCAAAATCAGGAACCGGTTTTTGATCTGTCCACTCATACCCCTGGCACTTGCTGGGGGTATTATAATAGGCACATACGAAAGCACGTCATGTCATTCGAAGAAATCAAGGGACAACTTGCGAAGCTGCTTGCTACTGAAGATCTAATCATTGAGCATAAGAAGGTTGAGACGGCATCGTTCGATGTCAATCGTCGTCTCTTGACTCTTCCTATCTGGCAAGATGCTTCAGAGTCTGTATATGACATGCTGGTGGCACATGAGGTTGCTCATGCATTGTTCACACCCAACACTGATTTCGATGTTGAAGTCAGCAAGTCTTTTGTAAACATCACAGAAGATGTGAGGGTAGAGAAGTTGATGAAACGTAAATATCCTGGTATTCCTCGATCATTCTTTCGTGGGTACAAAGAACTCAATGAGATGGACTTCTTTGCCACTGAGGGTAAGAATGTCAATACAATGAATCTTGCCGACAAGATCAATCTATATTTCAAGGTTGGTAGTTTCCTCAACGTGAGGTTCACTCCACCTGAGATGGTGATTGTCAATCTCGTTGGTGATGCTGAGACTTTTGAAGAAGCAGTTGCTGCTGCTAAGGTTCTGTATGATTATGTAAACAATAACGATCTGCATATACCTAGTCAGATTGATCAGGCATATCCTAAAGAAGGTACTGATGGTGCTGAAGGTTTGATTGATGAGAATGCTCAACCTGAAGACGGTGACGTTGAAGAGTTTGAGCATGATGATGAGAATGATAGTGGATTTAAAGATGCTGATCTAGACACACCCAGCTATGAGATGGATGAAGAGATTCCTTCAACTCAGGAATCTTTTGATAAGAAACTTGCCGAGTTGGCAAACAATGATATGTTTGGTAGGGAGAACCTGTATCTGACTCGTCCAGAGGTTGATCTAGATCACATCATCATCGACAACGAAAAAACTCACTCTATGGCAGATCAGCATTGGCAACTGTATGAGGATACGGATTGTTTTGATGCAGTTGATAAAAAATATCGTGAGTTTAAAGAATCTGCACGGAAAGAAGTCAACTACCTGGTAAAGGAGTTTGAATGTAAGAAGTCTGCAGATGAGTATTTGCGATCCACAACCAGTCGCACTGGTGTTCTTGATTGCATCAAACTTCACAGTTACAAATACAATGAAGATCTATTCAAACGTGTGAGTGTTGTTCCTAGTGGCAAGAACCATGGACTTCTGTTCATTCTTGACTGGAGTGGATCTATGGTTGAGTGTTTGTTTGATACTATCAAGCAACTGTACAACCTTGTTTGGTTCTGCCGTAAGGTTGGTATTCCTTATGATGTATATGCTTTTACGTCTGAGAACAAGTGGGATGAGACGCATCCCAAACCATATAAGCAACAGGATAATGTATTTCACATCAGTGAGTATTTTGGATTGTTCCACATGCTTACCAGCAGTGTCAATAGTAAAGAGTCTGAAAAGCAACTTTTGAATCTGTGGAGGGTTGTGTGTTCTTTCGGTAGGGCTGATAATCTTTATGCCATGTATAATGCTCCCCCTCTGTTTGGACTCAGTGGTACACCATTGAATGAAACTCTTGTTACTCTGCATCAAATCCTTCCTACTTTTACTAAGAAGTACAATCTGCAGAATGTGAATGTAGTTATTCTCACAGATGGTGAAGCAGCACCTTTGTATAATACAGTTTGGGTGTCTTACAAAAATGTAAATGATGATGGACGGTGGGGATGTCGTTCATGGGTTCCTGATAAGACTTTCCTTAGGGATCGTAAGATTGGATATATCAAGCATATGGGAGAGACTGAGTGGGAGTTTACTGCTGCTCTGTTGCACAATCTCAAAGCAAACTTCCCCAACGTTAACTTCATGGGTATCCGTGTTGGTTCCAAGGGTGATTGCTCACGCATGATTCGTGGATACAGTCGATACAACGTTGCCAAGTTCCAACCATATATTGATGTCCTGACAAAGGAAAAGAGTGTTGCCATTGACAATACTGGATACGATAAGTATTTCTTATTGCTTTCTAATAGTTTGCAGGCAGACACTGACTTTGATGTAAAGGAAGATGCCACCAAATCCCAGATCAAGAGTGCATTTCGCAAGTCTCTAGCATCTAAAAAAGTAAACAAAAAGGTTCTAAATGAGTTTATAAAACTGATTGCCTAATTGTTTGTGGGGCTACATAGTACCATACAAAGACATCATTCTTATGTCTGAAGAGGACCAACCAATAGACGTATATAAGGTTGAGTTTGCGATAGAAGATGTTTACTTGCTCTATCTGAGTGTCAATAAGCACATAGAAATGTGGGCTGGTGGCAATCCTTTAGAGCAGGAGCATCTTTTCCTGTTGAAGGACAATCTGTATCGCATCATCCTTGATTATAAATTCAGGGAGATGTGACAACCAACCAACTGTCTACCAACATAGATATAGATATGGTTTTCATCGTATAATGTATGCATACAGATGAAACACATCATGTCTCTTTCGGTTGAATACATTCGCACTTCACTTCAGAACCTGTATGGTGATCAAGTGACTGGTGCTGATATCCGTGCCTGGTGTGCAATGAATGGCACCACATATCCTACTGTTTCCAAGAAACTGGAACAGTACAAGGTAGGACGTGGCAAGTGGGATCTGACTGTCAAGGAACAACTTGAGCAGTCATATGAAGCACCTGCTGCTACACCTGCATTTGAAACTAATCTTATTCCAGAAAAAAGTGATACCTTCGTCCGCTTTGGTAACTTCGGTGATATTAAAAAGATCATTCAATCTGGGATGTTCTATCCGACGTTCATTACTGGACTGTCTGGAAACGGTAAAACGTTCTGTGTTGAGCAAGCTTGTGCTCAAACCGAACGAGAACTCATCCGTGTAAACATTACCATCGAAACTGATGAAGATGATCTTATTGGCGGGTTCCGCCTTGTTAATGGTGAAACCGTCTGGCACAATGGACCAGTCATTGAAGCCCTTGAACGAGGTGCCGTACTATTGCTCGATGAAATCGACCTTGCAAGTAACAAAATCCTCTGCCTTCAGTCAATCCTTGAGGGAAAAGGAGTTTTTCTCAAGAAAATTGGCCGAGTCGTTAAAGCCAAGGAGGGTTTCCAAGTATTCGCCACCGCAAATACTAAGGGAAAAGGATCCGACGACGGACGATTCATCGGTACTAACGTGCTCAACGAAGCCTTTCTAGAGAGGTTCTGCATCACCCTGGAGCAAGAGTATCCTAGTGCTGCCATTGAGACACGTATCTTGAATAAACTGTGTGATGATACCCTCTTCTGCAAACGTTTGGCAGACTGGGCTGATATCATCCGTAAGACTTTCAAGGAAGGTGGTGTTGATGAGGTTATCAGCACCCGTCGATTGGTTCACATCATCAATGCTTTCAATATCTTTGAAGACAAAGCAAAGGCAATCAATCTTGGTTTGAATCGTTTCGATGATGATACCAAGAGTGCCTTCATGAGTTTGTATGAAGCAGTCGATGCTGATGTGAATGTTGTTGACTGCAACGTGGAGGAATGATATAATATGATCAATGCCTGGTCTCTACTTTACGACGCTATGGAATCACTTGAACCTGAAGAGAAGATCTGGAAAGATCTTGACGATCGGTATGAAAAGTATCTGCAGGAGATGAACTCATATGACTTGAACATCAAACCTGCTAAAGATTACGCAATCAAACCGACAAAGCAACCTCCAAGTAATTGGAAGTATGGTGAAGATAAAACAATCAAGGAGATTGAAGAATACATCTCCCGTACCTATAATGCACACTATTCATCTAAGATTCAAACCTTAGATCTTATTGAGTCTGTCGGTGATGCTGAAGCATTCTGCCGCAGTAATATCCTCAAGTATGCCTCTCGTTATGATAAGAAGGGGACTGCTAGAATGGATATCATGAAAATTATTCACTACGCAATTCTGCTTTATCATTTCTCCCTTGAAAACAGTGAAACTTCGACCCCCTATGAAACTTTCTGATAAGACCCTAACTCTGCTGAAGAACTTCTCTTCGATCAATCAATCCATTCTGATTAAGCAGGGGTCTAAACTTCGCACTATCAGTGTGATGAAGAACATCCTTGCTGAAGCAGATGTTCCAGAAGAATTTGATCGTGAGTTTGCAATCTATGATCTGGGACAATTCCTGAACGGACTGTCTCTCCTTCAGAATCCTGAACTGGATTTTACCAATGACTCCTATGTGGTCATCAAAGAAGGTAGGACCCGTGCAAAGTTTGCCTTTGCAGATCCTAACGTGATTGTTGCACCTCCTGAGAAGCCAATCAATTTGCCTTCTACAGACATCAACTTCCAACTGGAAAGTACCAAACTGGATCAACTGCTGAAAGCAGCACAGGTTTATCAACTTCCTGATCTTGCCGTTCTTGGTGAGGCAGGTGTGATCAAACTGGTTGTTCGTGATAAGAAGAACGATAACTCTAACCAGTTCGAGATTGTTGTTGGTGAGACTGAGAAAGAGTTTACTTTCAACTTCAAGGTTGAGAACATCAAGATTGTTCCTGGTTCCTATGATGTTGTGATCTCAAGTAAACTTCTGTCTAAGTTTACCAATACTTCTTTCAATCTCGATTATTATATTGCTCTGGAACCTGACTCTACCTTTGGTTGATAATGCGTGATGAATTCCTTTGGGTTGAAAAATATCGACCCAAAACTATTGAAGACTGTATCCTCCCTGAGGAAACAAAACTAACATTTCAGCAGTTCCTAGATAAGGGTGAGATTCCTAATCTCCTCTTGTCTGGTCCTCCTGGCATTGGTAAAACTACCATTGCTAGAGCACTGTGTGAACAACTAAAATGCGACTACATTATTATTAACGGATCCGATGAAGGACGATTTCTTGACACGGTGCGAAATCAAGCAAAGAACTTTGCTTCGACCGTATCACTTTCTGCAGATGCAAAACACAAAGTCATCATTATTGACGAAGCTGACAACACGACCCACGACGTACAACTCCTCCTACGGGCGAATATTGAGGCATTTTATAACAACTGCCGATTCATCTTCACCTGCAACTTCAAGAACAAAATCATCGAGCCCCTCCACTCAAGATGCGCCGTTGTTGAATTTGGAATCAATGGAAAGCACAAACCCACAATCGCTGCTGCTTTCTTCAAACGACTTAACAGTATCCTGGACAATGAGGGGGTTGAGGCTGATCCGAAAGTTCTTGCGACTCTGATCAACAAACACTTTCCTGATTGGAGGAGAGTTCTCAATGAGTGTCAACGGTATTCTGTAGGTGGCAAGATCGATGCTGCCATTCTTGCAACGTTCTCTGACGTATCTGTAAATGATCTCATCAAAAATCTCAAGACTAAAAAGTTTGCTGAAGTCCGCAAGTGGGTGGTCGATAACTTGGATAATGATCCTAGTGTACTTCTGCGCCGTGTGTATGATGCTCTTTATGGCACCCTTGAGGGTCCTAGCATTGCTGCTGCTGTCCTCATTATTGCTAAGTATCAGTATCAAATTGCATTCGTAGCAGATCAGGAGATCAATCTCCTAGCAGCATTAACTGAAATTATGGTGGAGTGTGAATTCAAATGAA